GGGCCGAGACCTAAATAGTCGCCGATCTTGCGAATCGCCTCACCCTGCTTGATGCCTAGATACCAGCAGATTACATCGATTCCATCGCCCAGGCCCTTACCGCATTGATTGCAGATAATCGAGCCGTTTTCGTTGTGATTGGAAAAGCGAAAGCGATCATTTCCGCCGCACTTTGGGCAGGGTCCAGCTCGTCCGCTCAGATAGTCGTCACCAATTCCGGCGACGTTACACAGGATCTCAGGCCAACGACGAAATGCCGCCGCCTTGATGTCGCGAATATCGTATTGCTGCATGATTCAGAGCGCAGAAGCGCACCGCTATTAAGAGGCTCGTTTCATCGTGAAACGGCAGCAACGTAGTTTTACGTTTTCGAGAATGGTCGCCAGACCGATTGCAAAATATATCGACCGGAAAAACAGATTGCAATATGGGATCGGAAAAATCTTCTGGACTTTTCTAGCGATGACCAAACGTGTCAACGAGCCCTTGTAACTTAGCTAGCAGTGACAACCAGATCCACCAGACTATAACAACACGAGGAAAGACGCAATGAACCCAACGCTGGAAGTGCATTACATCGACCAGCACGGAAGCCAGCGCACAGTCGAAATCCAGGGATGGGAGCAAGCCAGGAAGACCGCCAGGGAATTATCAACGCAAAGCGGAAGGCGCGCGATCATTCGCAGGGCACCGAGCAGGCCATGGCGGTTGTACGTGATCAGGCTTGCAGATCGAAAAATCATTAAAACAGAAATGCGACTGACGAAGCGTGAAGCAATTGAATTCTGGCGACAATGGAACTCAAAAAGCAATGGGGGGATTTGCGTTTTTTGGCCTATCTGGGCTCAGCGAACGCACTATGGTTTAGGTAAATCAGAATCGAAATGATTATCGCGACTCCCACTGTTTTTTATGACTTCAGTCACTTCGCCATTCCCATCAAAAAAGAAGTACCATTGCGAAACTTGCGGCGCTCCCTTTTGGTTGTGGCGAAGCTTTAGAAAGGTGTATGGTTTCTTTTCGAAATCGTAATACCGCTCGTAAGCGTAGGATCGATTGCGGCCAAACGGCTCGAAAATGCCGTTTGCCCACTGAATTTCTTCAATAGATGAAGGATCTTCATGGTTGTTCTGCAACCATTTTCTGACCGACTTCTGATCAGGTGAGGAGCATCCAGGAATGCACAAAAGAAACAAAACCAGCAAGAATCCCTTGGAAATCATTAGCTAATCTTTCTTGTGTATCTGCCTTTTGACTTCCATTACTTGCGCTTTTGCCTTGGCTACTCTAGCACCTCCAGGCGTTAGCGATCCCGAAGTTAGCGGCCTTCCTAAACGAGTAGCGTTAATAGTCTGATAAAGACTGGTTTGAACACGCCTCAAAGATTCAACTGCGCGTAAGATTGCTGGCTTGTGCAGAACGAAAAACCCTTCAGTTTGCTTGTCTTTTGCTACTCTCTCCGCCTCTTCGCATAGACGCACTGCATCTAGTAATTGCTGCTTTATGGCTGCAATCTCTCCAGCGCTGAGTAATTCCGCTTTTTGTGGCGTCCTGACCATACGGTTATTGTACTGATCGATCAATATCGAGGAATCTTCTGTCAACACAAATTCTTGTGAATTAAAGACTTGCGACATTATGTCGTAGCTGTTTTGCAAAACTAAGCAAAAATACGTAAAACACCAATTGCAATTTTGCATAACTGCCGATACACTTCTCTATCAGTTGGCAGCAGGGAGGTCGCCAGGCCCGAGGCCAAAACGGACAAAATCACGACGGTTTTTATTGCACGAAGCTTTGAAAGGAACACAGAACCATGCTAGTTCTCTCACGCAAGGAATCAGAGTCAATCATCCTGACCGACGAAGCGTCAAAACGCGAAATCACGATCAAGCTGGTCGCCATCAATGGGAACCGAGCCAGGATCGGGATCGAGGCTGACATGCAAGTGAAGGTACTACGCGAAGAACTGCGAGAAGCCAGCTAACTAACACTTCAATTTCTCCAATCCTGTCTAGGAACCCAGAATGACAGACATCGCCTTCGACATTGAAACAGGTCCACTTGACCTGGAACAACTCAAGCAAGTCTTACCGCCGTTTGATGCTGCCAGCTTAGGCCAGCACCCCGGTGAGTTCGATCCGGCCAGCGTCAAGACCGGCAATCTAAAAGATCAATCCAAGATCGATGCTAAGATCGCCGACGCACGCGAGGCCCACACCTTGGCGGTAAAACGCTACGAAGAGAGCCTAGCGACTGGAGAGCCAGCGTATTGGCAGGAGCAACAATCCCGAGCCGCACTATCCGCCATGACCGGCCAAGTATTGGCGATTGGATACGCGGGAGAGCGAGTTCTTTTGGATCACATCAGCGAGACTGCCAGCGAAAAGCAATTGCTGATTCGATTTTGGAATCAATTCAATCGCTGTCGCGAGTCTGGCCGTCGAATGGTCGGATGGAATATCGAAGGCTTTGATCTTCCGTTTCTTTGCCAAAGATCAGCGATCCTTGGCGTTACGGTTCCCGAAAAGGTGTTCACCGAAGCTGGTTGGACGGATTTCACGTTCGTCGATTTGATGAAGCGATGGAGTCGCCCAACTCGAACACCAGTGAAGCTAGATACAGTCGCGCGAGCTTGCGGACTTCAAGGAAAGCCGTCAGATGAAAGCGGAAAAGCGATCGACGGCAGCCAGTTCGCGCGGCTGTTCTTTGAGACTCCAGAGGTAGCTCTGGATTATTTGAAATGCGACCTGCAAATGGTCGTAAGTATTGGATCTCGCCTTGGTTTGCAGATGGCAGGCAGCAATGAATAGCACCATCTGCAATCCATACGGCGCGATTCTAAAAATTGCTGACGGTCAGTTATTCGACGAGATCGCTCAGTATATCGAATGTCGACCAGGAGCGGAAGCGTCCTGGACTCAGGCCATAGGCGGCGCGTGCGCACTGTTGGCCAGTGAAAAACTAGTGATCAATCGCGAGTCAAAAGATCGGATTCGCGAAGAACTAGAAAAGCTGGACAAAGCTATCGCATTCGCAGCGTCTAGGCCGAACCGTGTTTAGAAAAATCCCAGTTAAGGAACCCAGAAAATGAACGCTATTTCTTCGCAGTACCGAGAGGCACTGCAAAATTTTGAGCCGATCGAAAAAATCGGCAAGGCAATCGCCCAGTCTGGCATGTTTGGATGCCAAGATGCCCATCAAGGGTTGATCATCGCATTAGATTGTTACGTCCGAGGCATTCCGCCACTTGAGTATCAGTCCCGCAATCACATGATCATGGGTAAGCCAAGCATGAAGTATGACGCCATGCTGGCGGACTTCGACGCGATCGATGGGTGTCGTCATGCGGTGATTGAAAAGACGCCAGATCAGGCTTCTGTAGCATTCTTTCAGACGTATCACGACGAAGTAATTGAAAACGTCTTCACGTTGACCTGGGAAGAAGCCCAGAAGGAAGCTTTCGTCTACGAAGGAAAGGAAGCCGTCATCCTGGAAAAATTGGCTCGTGGCGAGAAGCCGCCTTTGAAAGCTAAGTACGCTACACCGCGAAGCCGAGCGATCATGCTCTTTGCGCGATGCGTCTCAGATGCGATTCGATCAGTGGCTCCTCAAGTTTCTGCCGGTCGATACACGCCAGAAGAAATCGAGGACATGACCGAATCGCCGATCGGAACATCTAACGCCAAGGTAGTTGCTTCACTGGCGGTCGAGTCGGCGAAGAATGAAGAGACGAAAGCCGATCCCGTTAAAAAGAACGGAGCCGCGACAAAAGAGACGGTCGCCAAACCAGAGAAGGTAGAGGCTAAGGTAGAGGCTAGGTCTGACGCCAAGCCAGTCAGCGAGCCCGTCACTAGGGTTCACGTTTCGGAGCCCATTACGACTGAGCAGGACGCGAAGATCAGAAGGCTGATAGTCGACTTGAAAAAAGTCGGCATCACGGTTGCGCCTGGTATCAAGGACATACTGAAGAGCAAGGGCATGGAATCGCTATCGGATCTGACGATCGAGTCGGCGGACTGCTTGATTCGCGCGCTGGAAAAGAAGGATCTCGAAGCTTGGGCGGAAAGCCAGATTACTGGTCACAAGGATGCTTTTTCGAAGGCCAAGTAGAGCATTTTGGCGAGCCCTGCTTGGCTGGTTTGGTTAAGAAATACGGTCAGCTCGTAGTATGGCGAGCAAGCCTAACACGGCTGGGATATCCGGCCACTTGGATTACAGATGAATCGGAAGTTTTGAAAATCGAATCTTTTTTGAAAGGTGAATAATCATGTCGTTTACTATGGAAATGCCAACTGAATTTGGAAGCTCGTCAATGGTCGACGTTAGCGGAAAGTTTCATGCGGTGATTAAAGATGTGGAAGAAAATCCGATATTGGGCGATCATCCATTTCGCGGGTTCCAAGCGGAATTAGAAATCGTGTCTCCGAGCGAACACGCCGAGAAGACTGCTAAGATTCTGTTTGGGAATCCGGATATGTCGCACAAGGACAAGGGGGCTTTCGCTCGAAGCAAGCAAGCGAGCTTCGCGATCGCTACCAACCTGGTCGACCTAAGCAAGCTTGGACAGTCGGTCGATATCGATCTCACTTCGGCTATTGGCCAGCATGTCCTGGCTGAAATCGTAATGAAGCCAACGAGGAACGATCCAAATAAGGTCTTTCCAGAGCTTAACTACTCGAACATTTACCACGTCGACGATCCACGAGCCAAGGGCTACCCGCGAAACGATGATGCGCTGAAGGCCGTCGGCGCTCCTCGTCAGCCCGAAGGGTACTTTGCTCCACTGACCAAAAAGAAGACGCCACCAGCGACGACTAAAGCGACTGACGACGATTTCGCTGGCCTGTAGTCAACTCCCGCCGTTGGTCTCCTAAACTGGGCAATGGGAGACCGACTGGTAATTGGCTCCAGGTTCGGGCGGTAGGCTCATTACCCTACCGCGAGGGTTCGATTCTCTCAGTCGATTTTTGATCCAGCTTGGATGATCGCATTAAGGATTACTTGCGTTAGTAGCATAGCGAAACCCTGCTCAAATAAAGGACCCGAAACGGTTGCAAAACTGCGGTGGGCCTCGAAGGTATCAAGGGGACGTGAGTAATCTGGTTTATGTGGTTCGGCAACATTGTGGGTTCAACTCCTACCTGGATCACTAGATCGTCCCCTGGTCAAAGTAGGAAACTAAATAATGACATTTTTTGAAGCCTGGATGATTGGTAACATCGCCGGAACCGTTGCTTGCCTTTGGCTAATGGTCGTGCATAGCCGCTCAAAAGAAGTTTGACACAATGTCACGAAACCTTGAAATCATCGCAACTTACCGATCTGAGCGATTCCGCTTTGACAATGCAGATTCGTCTGTAGTTATTGCCAGCGCTCAACTGGCTCCACAATCACGGGAGACCGCCAGGGAAGTTGGCATCGAGGATTCGTATATCACGATCAAAGGCGAGGCGGACGATAGCGAGCTGGAGAAGGGAATCACCTATCGATTCCTTGGCCAGTGGAAGGATTATTTCAATCGTCGCATTGGCATCAAAGAAAAGCAATTTTGCTTCGCGACATTCGTACAGCACGTTGCGCCCGATCGCCAGTCACTAATCGACTATCTGACTCACGCTGGAAAAGGCAATGGAGTAGGAGCCCGCAAGGCTGCAATTCTCGTTGACCAATTCGGCATCGATGAAGTCCTTGAGAAGTGCCGACAACCCCTGGAGGTCGTCTCCGTAATCGGCATTAAACAGGACCAGGCAGAGCGATTCGCTGACTATCTGATCGAGCAAAAAGCGATCGAGTCCGCACTGCTAGACCTAGATTCACTCCTGGCCGGCAAAGGATTCCCGAAGACACTTCCACGAAAACTGATCAAAGAATTCGGCAACCAGGCCGCACAGATCATCACTGACGATCCGTTCACGTTAATGCAATTCAAGGGGGTAGGCTTCAAGAAGGCCGATAACCTTTGGAATCTACTGCGCAAGCCAGCGAATGATATTCATCGGCTCGCAATGTGTCTCTGGTATGGTATGCACTCAGACACCAGCGGAAGTACATGGTTTCCCGCCAGGGTTGCCGTCGAAAGGCTTTCGCGCGAGATTGGCTGCGAGATCGATTATCGAGGCGCGATCCTACACGGAAAAGAACTGGCTGAAACGTCCGAGCATCATTATGGGGCCATTGCCAGCACCAGAACCGATGCTGATGGGTATCCCAAGGAAGACGGTCCAGTCCTCTGGTTGTCAGAGTATCGAAACGACCAGAGAGAGCAAGGAATAGTTGAGGCTATTTCGCAAGCTTTCGATGAAGCTAAAGATCGTGTTTTGAACGTCGGCGAAAATGGCTTTCAGGCTATCAGCAACAGCCAATATTCGATTTGGCCGGAAGTCAAAGAAGTTCAAAATCTATCCGACCATCAAAATGAGCAATTGCATAACGCTATTGGCATGCTCAACACTCCGATCGCAATTCTGACCGGCTCCCCTGGCACTGGGAAAACGTATGTGGTCGCTCAGCTCCTCAAAGCCGTTATCCGCCAAGGCCGTATTGGCGTGACGGATATCGTTGTCGGAGCCCCAACCGGCAAAGCAGCAGTTAGGCTAACCGAGACGTTTCAGCAATTCGGAATACCAATCACCGCCAGGACATGGCATTCGCATTTATTTGGCCTGGATGCTGAGAAGGGTGTGGCGCTTCCATGCAGACTGATGATCGGCGACGAGACCAGCATGAATGATCTTGAGCTGATACACCGAGTATTCTCAGCTCGACCATACGGCGCTCACATGCTTTTAGTCGGCGATCCGTTCCAGTTACCTCCAGTTGGTTGCGGTGCTCCATTTCGCGATTTGATTGACTCGGGAGTTATTCCATCTGGCCATCTCACCAAGATCGAACGCAACGCTGGAGAAATAGTCGAAATTTGCGCTAGGATTCGCGACGGTCAGCGATGGGACAATTTGCTTAATGCCGGGAACGTGTCCTGTTTTCCATCTAAGACGCCAGAGGCGCAGATCGAGAAGCTCGAAACACTAGTTCGTCAGCATGATAAATGGGAAGCCCAGGTACTGGTCCCCGTCAACGACAAGAGCCCTATATCGAGGAAGATTCTAAACGACCGGCTACAGAAGTTACTGAATCCAAACGGAGATCCGGTCGAAAGGACAAAGTTTCGCATCGGCGACAAGATCGTCTGCACTCAAAACGGATGGTATCAGGTCAGCGGCGAGATTTCACAGCAGATCGATGAAGCGGACGTAAACGACCGATCGGAAGTGAGGGTTGCAAACGGCGAGCTGGCCGAAGTCGTCAACCTACACACGAGAGGATTCATAGCCAAGTTGGAGTCGCCGCGACGACATGTGATCGTCACGGTGGGAAAGGAATCCGGCAAGGATGCCGCCACGGATGGCGAAGATTCGCAGGCTGAATCGCCTTCGGAAGAAACCTCAAAGGAATCTTCCCCTGGCGGTCTCAAGTGGGAGCTTGGCTACGCTCTAAGCTGCCATAAGGCCCAAGGCAGCGAATTTCCGTTCGTCTACATCATGGTCGACGAATATCCCGGCGCTCGCTCTATTTGCGATGCCTCCTGGGTCATGACTGCAATCAGTCGAGCCAAACAGGAATGTTATTTGATTGGTAATCCTGAAACCGCTCAGCGCTGGTGCAGATCTTGGAAGATCGGCGAGCGGAATACGTTTTTGAAAGAACGGCTTATTGCGGCAAGTGTAGAAAAAGAATTGGAGGCTATCTGATGTTTAATCAACTATCAGAACAGCTTGGCATTGCTCGACCGTCAGACTGGTCGCAGGTCTCACCGAGCCAAGTTCTGGCCAAACCACGGACAGGCGATCGCACTTTGCAGAGCTTGCGGCTTTGGTTGGCCAAGCAAAATCTAACACTTCTGGACGATCAAACGCCAGAATATTGGCTTGCGCAGTCGGAAAGCGGCCCAGTTGTCAGCCCATTTGTAATCATCGTAGACGAAAAGGAACAACAGCCATTCACATTCCCCGACCTACAGACAGGAGCTTCACAGGGCTATCGAAAGATAGTCGCCAGAACGATCCGCAGGTCGCTAGGAACCTCCAAGGGTGACTACTCGATGACTGGCTTCGAGGGACAGATTCATATCGAGCGAAAGTCGATGGAAGACGCCCACGGAACTATCCTTGGCTGGGGTGAGCGCCGCGATCGCTTCGAGGCCACATTGTCCTACTTGAACCAGATCGAGTTCGGAGCAGTCATTGTCGAATGCACTCTTGGAGTTTTGCTGGCCAACGCTCCCGAGCGCGGGAAGAAAACGAAAGTCGAGAATCGTCGATCTATCAACGCGACGTACTTGTCCTGGCAAATGAAGTATTCATCAGTCCCTTGGATTTTCTGCGATACCAGGGGCTTGGCCGAGACGGAGACGTACCGGCTATTCGAGAAATTTTACGCTTACAAAATCAAGCGACGAAAATCCGCAGAATCACACTCCCAATCACTTTCTAACGACCTATCTCTAATCTAAGGAATCTAAAAAATCATGGCAGTAATCGACATGACCGCTTTTACTCCCGAGTCAGCACAAACGCCAGTTGTCGCCGTTCAGGCTAATCCTGAAGTCACGGCCAAGCCAGTCGAAGCGAAGCCGCAAGAGACAAAACCACCAGCGGAGGCGATAACAGTAGTCGGAGTTACGCCAGACGAATTCGCACTACTCGATTCACTCTACCAATCGTATCTGCGATTCCTAAAGGCGTCGAAGGAGCAGGCTCAGGCCGCGAAGGATCTCGGCGCGGCTCAAACTGCTTTTGACGCCTGCCAGGGCGAAACAAAGGGCGCGAAGGAGGCATTCGAGGTAATATTGAAGTCTCTCCCGGACGAGCTGGTAAAGATCCGAGATCCGCAGGCAACCGCCATGATCGAAGCGGTTAGAGACCTGGCCGCCACCGAAACCATGCCAGAGTGTGCGAAGGAAGCCATTTCGCGATCGCAAGCCTACGAAGCTTGGACTAAGGAATCTACTCAAAAAATCGTCGATGCCGGTGTCCCTGGGCTCGGAAAGAAAAAAGCAGAATTGCTGGTCGAGAAATTTCCGACAATCGGCGATCTTGAAGCTTCGCGAGCTGAAGCCGCAGAATCGCGAGTCCACTGGTCGAAAAAGCTGCCCAAGGGCTTTGGGGTCGACGTTGCCGATGCGATTTACGACGCAATGGCAAAGCTTCTAAGGCAGATCGAGACCGCCAGCGAAAGCGGAGGTGATCCGGTGGCTTCAATCGTCCAAGACGATGCAAGTGATTCAAGCGAGCCGTCACTGGCGGTCGATCCCGAGCCAGCGCCGCCAGTGGTGAGTGACATCGACGCAGACGACGAGCTTGAGTACGAAGACTTCGATTCGGAAGATGATGATTTGCCCTTCGAAGACGAGTCGGAGAGCGAGGCTTCAGAGGTTGATAGCGAGCCCGAGTCCAACGATATTTCGGCGCTCGAGTGGATCGAGTCAATCTACAACGAGATCACTGAAAACACTAGCGAACAAAAGAAGCTTTGGGGCCTGAACCAAGCCGGTAAAAACTCGCCAGAGTGGGAGAAGGGCCGTAAGGCACAGGAAGACGGATTCGAGATCGCAGATTGCCCGTATGGTAAAGATCGAGAGCAGGCTGCCCGAGATTGGTTACGCGGATGGATTGCCGCCAGCATGAACATGGACCTTTGAAACGGTAAGACAAAATGGTAACGAACACGCTTTTGACGCCAGCCGAGGTTGGCGAGATCCTGAACCTAACCCCGCAGACTGTTCGTGCAATGTGCGATCGTGGAGAACTCGATCACGTTCGCATTGGCACTGGTAAGCGAACCACATACAGGATTCAGCGGCAATTCTTAGATAAGCTTTTGCAGCGAGGCAAAACTGATTCGCAGGAGAGCGAAGCCAATTCAAGCGAGGACATCGACTACAGGGTAAATGATGACGAGTATATCAATAACTGGTCTAAGGAATAGCGACGAATCTGGTGCGGATGGAGAGCCCCGGTCCGATGACTTCGACGTTCAGGGGGCGGCAATTGCTGACTTTCTAAGGCAATGTGCGGGTATGATGCGAGACGCCAGCGCGAAGGCAGTATCTCAGGGATACATAACAGACGCAGCATACTGTGCTGGTGCCGCCATTGTCTTGGAAACGTTAGTGCAGAAAGCAGATCGTGAGGGATGGAGCAGAACACCTCCCGTCCCATGAACGCTCGCATTAAAAAGCGGGCGTCGAAAGACTCAACCATTGCGAAAGACTTTCCCGCCCGTCTTTTTCAATGCGTTGTTACCCTGCCCCTTGATTCGCCATTGACAATTCAAGCGAGTCGGCTAGGATATAGCTGAAAGGAAAAAGCAATGAACAAATCACAGATCAGAAAATCGCACGAAACCGAGCAATGCACCTTTTGCGGCGGTCGCAAGATCACGACTTGGACTCACGGTGTTGGTGTGTACGTGCGAGAGCGGCGACACGGCAAATGCCCATCGTGCAAAGGCGAGGGCGTCAAATACAAGTTGCCCAGTGGTTTTTGGGACATCAATTACGTCGTTAAGTGGCACAAAGAACATGCAACAACCTAAACATGGTGGCAAGCGAAAGGGGGCAGGGCGAAAGCCCGCCCGTGGTGAAACCAAGGTTACAACGTCGATCGAGGTGACGCCGACATTGAAAGACTATCTGGCCCAGTGCGATCAGTCGCAAAGTGAGGTGATCGAATCCGCGATCCGACGGACCAAAGCATTTAGAGATTGGTTGGCGGCTAGGTTAGGGTAACAACGTTACAGCCTGCGCCGCGTAGGTTATTCAATATTAAACCTGCGCATTCGCGACAAACGCCTTCGCCGCCGCATCTACCATGTGAGCTTTATGCCTGTCTAAATGCCCGTAGACCTGGCCTACCATCCTAACGTCGCTATGCCCAAGCAATTCTGCGACTTCAGCCAGCGAAACACCATTAAGCAAGCTCTGGGTCGCAAAAGTATGCCTATAGGCGTAGGCGACCACACTTGTCGGAAGCTTTGCCCGCTCGCGCGCTCGAGCGATCGACCTCGAAACCGAATCTTTAGTCCACGCACCGCCATGGGTGTTTCGGAATAGCGGCCCGTCAGAGTGAATTTTAACCAAAAGCCGCGTCAAAGTCTGCAAGCATGGAGGAAGATAGACCACCAGGGGGCGATTCGTCTTGTGCCGCGTCTTGTGATCCTCGAAAATCCATAGCTTCCCATCGACTGACACATTCCTGGCGGCTACTTCCCTAATCTGCCTTGGCCTAGCTCCGCAGCGAGACGCGATCAGATAAAGCCTTAGAGCTGGGCTAGCTTCGCTAATCATGGCAGCATGCTGCTGAGGCGTAATCGTCGTGTTTCTGGGCCGGGCAGCCGGAGCCTTCAGCCGGATAACTGGATTCTTTTCGATGATCCCCTCGTCACGAGCCCACCGAAACAGCCCCTTGACCACTCGAATAGCATCCTTCTGAGTCGTAGCTGACCAAACGTCGACCTTTGGCTTCTTTTCATTCACCCAGGCCATTACGTCATTCACCTGGAGGTTATCGACCTGCTTATTCCCGAGCGCAGTAGAAAACTGACGCAAGTAAGACCAGTTGATCAAGAATCGCTTTTCGCCCTTACGGAATTCATGGGCCTCCAGGTACAGCCTCACAAGAGTCTTGATACGGACTTTAGGCCCTTCAGTGAACCTACCTGCCAACATTTGCCGCCAGAGTTCAAACGCCGTTTCTTCATCCGGATCAAGACGAATGAAACGGCCAGCCTTGTCTTTGAGATACCAGCACTGATGCGACGAGCGAAAGAACGGCTTACGCACAAACCGGCCTCCTAAATTGGATAACAGCGATCGAACTATACGATTTTTACTGAGTCCAGTTCAGGTTGCCAACAACGTCAAATGCTGTCGGTTTGGTGCCAAACCCGGTGCCAAGCGGAATTAGCACCAGGTTTGGCATTTTGACAAACCCCATAATTCCTTAGGAATTACAGGGTTTTCGCAAGTCGGGCCGGCGGGATTCGAACCCACGACCTCTACCACCCCAAGGTAAAAAATGAAGCAAAATACCTGGATTTTATTGAGAATTTCGCTGCCAAAAAGCAAGAATTAGCAACAAAAAACGGCTAGAGGCGTCTAGTTGGTGCCAATTTGGTGCCAACGTTGCCTCGCCTCTTCCAGTGTCATTGGCGCGTCGCCGGTCTTTCTGTCGACCATACAATGAAACTTCCATGTCCATTCGAAGAATTTAGCAGAATCGTCGCACGGTGGTGGGTTATTATGGACATATTCAATCGCGAATCGTCGGCATCCACAGTCAATAGACGGGACTGTTTTAAGCCATTTGGCAATTTTTAATTTGGATGGCTGAGTCATGCTATGAAGAACCTCCCAGCACTTTCGACCTTCCATCTTCAATTGTTCGCGATGCTTTTCAATATCTACTTGGGATGCTGAATTATTCTCAACCCCTAAAGTGCCTGTTGATTCTTTATTGTTGCTGAATAAGGGCGAAGGCATTGCTTCAATGGACTTCGAAAGCATCTCCATCGTCACGCCTGGAGGTAAAATAATCGGCTGAGGCAAATCATCAATTCTCATTTTGACCTCAACTTACATGATAGCTGGTGTTGGCGTCAATTCCTGGAAATGATGTTCCTGGAAATAATGCTGGGCACGGCTCGATTGGAGAAACCGTAAAAGAATTGTACACCAAAGGCTGAGTATGCACCCTGTGTGGAAAGACATGAGCCCACCTGGCGCTGTACGAGCCAATACACCCGTATGGAGCAAAATATAAAACAATGTAATTGAAAAGAAATGGAAAAATCGGGGACGAAAGCGCAGGATATTCATCAACTGTCGTGGAGTCGGGGCTTGTAGCATAATCATTGTAAACCGTTCTTTTTCGAATCCAAAAGAATAGCCCATTGTTTCGAAAATGCACGTCACCCTCTTCCTTAATTGATTTGTAAAGATGGTTGCTGGAACTCGCGACAGTAGTCGTATCGTTAAATATCTCGTAAGTGCCAACCTTGGGTGGTATTATCGGCCAATCATATCCGCAATTGTAGTTGAATGGAATCACTACTGATCCGCTGATGTTACATGATACCGTTGTAGTGTTTATGTAGCTAAGATACTGAGGTTGTCCATTCCAGTACAATCTACATTCTCCAGATCCAGAAAAAGATGGCGGCATTTCTATAGTTAAAAAGCTCCTTCCATATTCGCATGGGATTGGAAAGGACTTGACGACCTTCACGCCGCAGCTATTCGTTACTTCGGCAGTCCATGACCTTCTACCGGTCGGAACGGTTATAGATGGAAAGTCATCGATTGCCTGTTTGCGACAATCGCGACCATAGAGAAGATCTGAGGAAGGGTTTATTATGACAGGAAAGCCGTAGCACGAACTTCCGGCCGTCAGCCCATAACCTGATCCTGGAAGCGAAATTGTCTGTCCGTCTATCTTAAAACTGGTGATGGGGCAATTTATTGAATTAGAAACGGCTCTTGCCACAAGATACAATTTATTGCCATCTAATTCGCAGCCAAGGTAATCCCCTGGTGACCATTCTTCCGTGTATCCAATCAGCCCTCCTTCTAAGAATATGGGACAATTTGCATTAGTGATTCTGACTGTCATCGAATTGGCGACTATTCTTACTTCAGCCTTTTCCTCTACGCCTTCCTGTTCGATTTCTACTATGTCGCCAACGTTGTAGCCGTACCCCAGCTCGACAGGTACAAGGCCGCCAAGGTTCATCTGTGTACGCAGTTTTACAGATTTGACTTCTCCATCTTCTATCGTAATATCTAACCCGAGTCCCCCACCATCGCCGGTTTTCGTAGTGACGGTTATTGGTGGGTTTGGAAATAAGTCGCTTGAATAGCCAGAACCTCCAGAGATTAGTTCCACTTCCGTAACGAATCCACTGCCTACATATTCGCACTCGCGATCTCTTGGCGGTTCATTGCAGCAGTATTGATACTGATATAGCCCGCTAGAACCAAGAGGCGGCGAGTATATGCCAGGCGTCTCTTCCGAGATAATGGAAAGTATTTCACCTAGTTCGTTGATCTGGACCAAGCGTCCTTTATGCGGCATGTCATAAAGGGAATGCTGGGTTTCGCATCCCCACTGTATCGAGCATCCGTTAGTGTCAGCAGAAATCCAACACTGGCAGTTATGCTTGTGGCAATTATTGTTGCAACAACGCGAGTTAAAGTGAGCCACTAGTCTACGACCTGTATTTGATATTGAAGGGTGATATCGCAGCCAGCATGGATGCCGCCAATGACTGTTGTGCTGATGGTTATTGTGTAAATTCCGTTAGATACGCCCTGTAAAGGTATGCCAGTAAACCATAAGTTGCTATCGTTCCAAACATTGCTTGCGCCGCGGTAAATACCCTCTGGCAATCCTGAAATAGTTGCGTTTTCCCAGTCGCAGTTCGTAAGCATGAAACGCGCTTGATTCCCGAATGACCCTGATTTAGTGAACACGCGAGGTTCTGTAGTGAAAATTGGCAAGATCGAAGCTCCAAGAGCCCCATAATCGGTCGGAGATGGACATTCAGACGGAATGCAGACACTAACTAGCCTTATTGGTATTGTACGAATGAATCGGCACCCATTTGGAATGGTCTCGCCCTCTAATATTGCGTTCCAGATCCATGTCCCTAAACTTTGTTCAGTACCTCCAGCGATTGATTCAGGTGCAAATTCACAGTTGCTTACGTTTGGCGATCCAGATATCTTCACCTGGCTTCCTTGCGGATTTTCGGAAATCAACTCCGTAGAAAGCCACGACGGAAGACCCGTAATCTCGATATTTTCCACCTTCGACGCATTGACAATTGTTTCACCATAAACACCAACACAACATGACTGAGAATCTCTAAAGATTCTCCAGGTTGGCTCTGCGCTAATACTCGCATCGGCATCGAGGGAGTCGCATGGCAAAACCCTAAGAATGAATTCGACTTCGATAGGGCATTCATGTTCAGTGGTTTTACCCTTTACCGTGATAGTGTATGTAGAAGTAGCAGGCAATTCTTCGCTTTCTAGCGTGATCGTGCCGTCCTCTTCGTCTACAGTTGCCGTGATCTCGTTAGGCAGGCCAAGGATCTGAATTTCCTCCACATCTGTAAAATTGATTACGTGTTCCCACTCTTCGAATTCATTTGCGATCGGCAGCATGCCAATGCTAATAATGCTGTCAACTGGATCGCACGGATCAATGCGAAGATTTGTGGGTACGTTGATCTCACATTCATTTTCTGTCGTGATGCCACTAATGATTATCGGGTAATTGCCTGCCTGTGTAGGAATTCCAGAAATCAAGTTAGTCGACGCGTCAAATGACAGGCCACCGGGCAAGCCTACTATCCTGACATCTTCGACATCAGTTACATTGAGCTGAAGTTCATATTCTTGATTAACGTAACCAATAGAAACCTGGCCAAATCCTAATATGCTACCTTCCTGGTCGCAAAATTCATCAACGCATCTTCCCTGTAAAAAGTAGTGGCCGCCCCCGTAACGAAACCACATTCCGAAATAACCTGCTGGGGTTCCGCCAGGTCTGCCGAAAAGAAGCCTTCCTGTAATCGTGCTTGGACTGTTTGGATACCAAATGGTTCCATCTTTATTGCAAAGCTTTGCGCTCCCTCTAAAACCACCAGTTAATGGGTTCGAATTTGAAATCAACTTCATGAATCGAATCATTTTACGGTTCCGGTGGTCCGGGCGGATTGATACATGCACCTTGCACGAAGGCCCATACTTTTCTAAGTTTCTTTTCTAATGGATCAAAGTCTGGTAACTCTTCATCCGGCTGGTAGTCTGGATTATCAATCATGTCGTCAACATACGCGAACAGGCCAACGTATCCCTCTTCCGCGTTATCCAGAAGCCCCTCCCAGTTATAAACCGTTTCTGGCGCTGAAGGGATTTGACGATCATCGTCGAAATCTGGATTTTCAATTTCCGGTCCTTCTGGATCTTCTGGATCTGGAATTGTTTCCCTTGGGTCGTAATCCGGATTATCGACCATCAAAACGATTCCGCCCATAGTGCATTTCTGAGCCTGCAATTCTTCCTGCTCTTCTACATCTTCAATTAACTTAAAAAAAGCTAGCGCTCCCCCATCAGCGCCGCATTCGGAGTGTTGGCCATTTGAAAGAATAGCAGTAGGCAAGAAAATCGAAGGCAATTCATGATATTTAGTCAGAAACATATACTGCCCAGCATCATGCTCCTTTATTTGAATCGAAAAATAATCATCGAATCCGCAAATCGTGTTAGACGGATTGGGCATCTCGGGTTCTTCAGGCGGCTCCTCTGGAGGTGGGTCTAACGGTGGAACTCGAATCACACCGGCCATGCTGTAGGCACCGCCAGAAAGCAGCCAGCTTTTGATATTGGCAGCTACTGCTTCTGCGAAGTCGTCGTACTCGGATTCAGTTGTACTTTCGAAACTAGACCAAACGTTCAATGGCTGAGAAAATACGCCGCGACCACTATCAATAGGCACTGTTTTGTCGATTGATATTCCATTCTCTTTCATCCATAATGTCATGTCTTTAGGGTGGCTGGACGACCTGCCTTTATCTCCAGCGACAATTAACGGAGATGGGATGTCTTGTCCCTCTGGCAGTCCCCATGTTCGCATTCTTGCGTTTCGAATACCAGTCGAGCTGTCAGCCCCCTGCGCATGGTAATAATGACGAACTGGATCATAGACGATTCTTAGTCCAGCAGACAGCGCGCCGACGTCCAAAAGAGTGCATGCGAATTGGCTAATGCTAGGGCGAGATATCCTTGCGTCGGCGCTTCGGTACGATGGTGGGATGTCATCGTGCCAAAATCTATCTGGTATAGCTAGTTCGCTTATTAGTTCCCGAAAGCATGCTTCCCAAGACATTAGACTTGTAGAATCACCCTGAACGGCGGAAGACTGCTTAACCGCGCTGAACCAGTATCTCTCATCTACCAGTGGAAGTAGCCACAAATCGACTCCACTTCCAGCGATACGATATGGGGATAGCGGATACATGTTTTCTATTTCAACGACATGATTTTTCTCTGATTGGAATTTTAATGATAGCGGAATTAGATCTCTGTAAGTCGCCATCCATCTAGCTGGAGGGTTCATTGGCTTAATCGTTGCTGGATCTTTCTCCCTGCCCCAACATCTAAGAGCTATTTCTTGCAATACAGGCCAGTCGACAACGTACAGGGCTCGACCATAGCGGCTTATTCCGGTAGGGCACTGGTATTCGTTTATTTGCAAGTCTGGCAGTGCAGTATAGGGCAATGCTAGGTAATTCGACGAATTGTCGCAGGTTAGTGGATTGACCGGCTTATTTTTCATTGATCTTGAGAATAGCAGGTCTTCTGAGGGCAATCGAAGATCAAGAAAATTTTTGACCTGATTTTGCCAATCCAAAATGACTGGCATGCCTTGAATCAATATGCTTCCAGTGGCTGTCATGATTCGATTCCTAGCTTCCAATCGAACGAGCATCCAAACGTTAGGTGCATTCCGTAATGCCCTAAACCGCCAGGAACGTCAGCCACTTCGGTCGAGTGTAGCGGCCTGAGTGGACTTCGAAGCAATGGACGCTGACTAACGACCGGCTCCCAGATTTTCGGATTCGTCGGATCTTCCGCGTTATCGAGTAGCAGGGCTGATAGAAGATTGCGCTTCCAGATCGACATGCCGCGCCGAGCGTGCAACAATCTTTGCTCACCGGCTGGAAGGCGATCGAGGTTCATTTGGACGATCGGCGTAACGATGATCTGCAAATCTTCATTGCACGTTCGATGCCCACCGCCAGTGAATAGAGCTTGGTCGAACGATCCCGCGCCAACCGCTATTGTCACGAAATGACTGACGGTTGGAAAGATCGCTCCAGCGGGTATCGGCTGATCGGCGATGAAACAATGCTTGTCCTGAGCGCAATCCGGCACGACTTCGCGAATGCGATCGCGAATTGCAACAAGGATTTCGTCTTGGGTGGCGTAGCGCCGAAGCGTTGGGTTCATTGTGGATTGATTGGAGCGTATGCGACGGTGATTCGACCGCCAGTGATGTAGATCCCGGTATCAGGCCAGCGAAGTGACCACTGAAGGTTTTGCTTTCTCTCTGTGAGCGCTGCGGTTGAAGGAACTTGAAGTGAGCCGTTTTCCACCGTCAGCAACGACGACAATAAGACAACCTTCCTGGAGGTCTCTACCGTGAATCGCAGCTCTTCGCCTTCGATGCTGCTTAATGTTTCGTCGTCAAGCGATTCGAGAGGTATAATGGCTTGCAGGTCTTCGCCGTTGAACAGCGTTAGATCGCGAACGCCAAGACGCCTTGCAGGAGGGAATGGCTCGTTGGGTAGCACTTGTCCGGAAATCCATCTGACCACTTGAGCTAGAGCCGACTGCTTGAATCGTATCTGACCATCTACAGTTTCAACCATACTGGCTAGCGTTTGATCGCTTGTAGTATTCTGGCTGAAGTCCCACTTCATTATATTTTTGTTCCAGTGTTCAGGCTGTGTATTGCCACGAAACAAGTACCATTCGTTATGTTGATCATCTAATGAAATCTGGAACTGACCCGGCTTACCAGCAACCGGCACTGATGCTATTCCACTGGGAACATAATCTGAAAGATTGCCAGATCGTGGCAATGCTTTATAGACATAGCCCGGCTCTGCATCGAATAGGACTGTGATAATGGCCATTATGCCAAGGCTCCCAAGTTGCGTGATCGAACCGTGCCGCCGATGTTGGCGTCTACCCACAGATCGTTTCCGTTAAGTCGAAATCCAAAGTAGCCTGCTGGCAGCGAGCCGACAGGAGCATCAGCAATGGCAGACACCGTAGCGGTTCTAGCTGACGCGCTCACCATGATTGATTCGATCCAACCATTGTTGTCTGTTGAGCCTCTCATCGTAGCGCCTGTATGTCCAACCAAAATCGTATTAGCCACGTTGTTTGTGAGCGTATTGCCTATTGCGGTATTAGAGCCGCCTGACGCAACCACCGTGCGACCTAGAGCCAAAGCGTTATTGCCATTTACCGTGCATCCGCGACCCATCGCCATGGAACCATTTGCTAAAACTCCGGTTGTTCCTGCGCCGCACTGGGCTCCAATACAGACAGCACCTGAGCCATAGGCGACATGGGTAGCAGCAGTACGCGAAGCTTGAATATCTAAGGAGTTTGGTCCAGCCTCATTCAAAGCGCTGCCATTATCCTGAGTCAGCCGACCACCGCGATATCGACGTTCCGTCCCGTCAGGTGTTAGATCAGTGAATACTGCTTCGGTTTGAATTGCTACTGGGTCGGTGTCTTCATCGACCCCTACATACAGTCGATTAGTGTCAAAGGTATACAGAAGCTCACCCAGCATAGGCTTCTGGCCAACCGGCAAGGCTTCCAAGTCAGCTTGCAACCCTCTACGTATTCGGATTTTGCTTTTGATTACTACATCAGTCATGAGTTAAGACCCTATGAGTGGCAAATTATTGAGTTTTGGGAACCTTGATAGGTCAGCAAACTGACAGGTATTACCTGTAGCGTTAAAGATCAAATTCGCTATAGCGTCTAAAGGTGGACCCTGCCATATCTGGGTGCTGGATGTTCCGCCAAAAGCAGTCGTAACAACCACTGCTTCATTGTCAAGTATGAAATACATCGGGTGCCCCGAGTCGCCGGTCCTGACGTTGTCGGAGTCGTAGACGTAGGCTTCCAATGAATCAGGTAACCAATAGGGGAAACCCCAGCCGATAGTGTCGTTGTCGTGCCTAAACCAATTGCCATGTTGCCTGCTATTGACCCATCTACCTTCTGGGCTGTAATAGGCAGATCCCGCTGGCATGGGTGTTAGTATCTCATTGTCAAAGCGGTTTACGCGAATGGTCGGGAAAAATGATTGCAGGTACGGATAATAATTCTGACTGTAAGGCCATTCGTTAGGGTCGAGTGCTACTGACTCATACTGGTAGTAATCGACGTAAAGCGGATCAATGTAATCAGAGAAGTCAAATGGCACGAGCTTAGCGGGCTTAATACTGTCAGGTAGAGGCGAATTGAGAGTGACTAACTGACAGTCACCGAAAATAAGTTGAGAACTAGCTACCGTTCGCTCTACCCATTCGTTGCCCATGCTAACCCATCGCTGGATTGATCCATTGGCTGGCGTAAAGTGAGCTGCCGCTATGCCGTGCAGTGGTGTAATCATGGTGACAGGTCTATCGGGCCAGACTGATAGACAGGAGATATCTACATGACGAGCAAACGTGTTGATATTGCGAACGTAAATCTTATCTGTATGAATTTTGGTCGTGAACAGATTGCGATTAGATACAGGTAAGCGCCTCAGTATCTGATGCCACATCTCATGGAGCAGGGTGCCTGGTCGGGTTTGGAAATTAAGTATTTTATTACGCTTTAGAAATGGCGTAGGCTCCGCTGGCTCGTCTTCTTGCCAAGTCATGTCCTTCTTTGCGAACGACCGCAATGGCCGAAACACCGGATCACTAGGGCTTGGTGTGGCTAGATAAGTTACAGGTGCGGGCTCAAGTAGCAGGGTCTGGTCATAGTCAGTAATAGCCCCGCCATTCAAAACGGTCACGCTTTCTACGGAAATTTCGTTGCTGCCGATAATAGCGTATGGCTGCGAAATATCTTCTACTGGTGGAACTACAGCAATTGTACCGATGTAGCCCCTAGCGGCATTTACACGATCATCGAGGCCAAACCCAGCAGACGGAGCGAGCCCAATGACGCAAGAAAGCATCATACGTGATACGTTGCGGCGTTTATTTGCAGTATCGATTGCCATTACGCGAACTCGCCCTTTGTCATGGTTGTTCCATCGTCGGCTAATGTTGCAGTGGCTATCGTCACTCCCGAATCGTTGCGAATAGTTTGGGCATTGGCTGTCGTTGTCGATTGATTCCTGAGTGCCATATACAAGAACATCAGTGCTTGTTTAGTTGTTGGCGTTCCTGAAGGAACTGACGTCAGTTCGCTAATTGCGGTTTCGAGTGCTGCCGTACATTGAGCCAAAACCTGTGCAGTGCTTAGATTGTTTAGCGCAGAAACTTGGCTTGCTGTCGCAAGGCCAGATTGTATTTCCGTGACGGCTGATGCAGCTATGGCTGCGTTGGTAATAGCGTTATCGGCAATCTCACCAACCCGTGCGTCTATTCGACCATCCACAAGAGCTTCTGGCAGGCGAGCAAGTATTTGCACCAAAAGCCCGAATTCAGGGTCGCCCAAAATGTAGATTAGCTGGCTAAGAAGAGCATCGCTTCTATTTGTGATAGAGAACTCAGCGACTATTCTTCCGACTGCTGAAATGCCGCCAATCGTACCCGAGGTTAGCACTACAACGTACTCTGAGCCGCCAGAGTAAAAGTTTGAGTCTGCGTTTGTGTCGACATTAAAATGGTGTAGACCCGTCCTAGAATCGAAGTTAGTAGCTAGGACAACACCCGCTGTCGATTCAGAAGTGTTTCCCGCAGCATACACAGCTAAAGCTGGTGAACCCGCTAAAGCTAGCGGTGTGCCGTCTGCGGCCCTTGTGTTAAAGAACCCTGCAATTATAGCGCCTGTTACGTAGTCACCTAAGTACATTAAATTTCCCCTCCGTCAAATACCTGAACGATCTCTAGTTTTGCGTCCACTTCCGCTTTTGTGTATACGTCTAAATCGCTCGGAGTTAAGCCATGCGGATTGCGATCAAGAGGGTCTAGGTGCGTCTCGAAGTCGGATAGAATCACCTGCTCCGCTGGTGTGGTGCCGTGCGCGACTGCGACCAAATGGTCATCAATACCACGACTAACCACCTGACTTGTGTTTACCGTTACGCGCGGAGTTGACATTGATAATCGCTCTATATGTCGTCTATGATCAATTGCTTGGCAATCGAATTCTATGCCGCAAAGATGGGTGGCAATTATTTACATGCCACATTTGGCGTAAAAATTGCTTATCTGGCCATTTGGGAGGCTACCTAAAGCTGCATAAAAACGCTATTTTTCAGGAATGCGTCCTCAGTCTAGCACCGCTCCAAAATGTCCGCACTGCGAATTTCCCGTCAGGATTCCGCCTGATCAGTGGCGATGGTCGAACCCATGGCAGTGCGGAAATTGTGGCGGCATGTATGGGATTCGAATACACCGCCAGGAGGTGTTCGCCATTCCGAGCGGGCTTGAACCGCTTTGGCCTCTATTCACCTGGATGGAGGCTCGGCGGTTCGGTTTCTTTGCGTCTGGGAAATACTACGTCTACGCGATTTGTTACCAAAACGGCATTCCGATGTACGTTGGTCGAGGAAGAAAATTTCGAGTCTGCCAGCATATCGAAGAGACATGGCGAATGCCCCGCGAAAGATTTCAGCCTAAGCATTGCGAAATCATCGCGCTGACCGATGCGAACGAATCGGAGTGGTATCACTTCTTGGCCCTAGTCGACGATCCGGCTAAAGCAGCCGCGATCGAAAGATCCTACGTCCAGAAATGGGGTTTAGCTAAAAGCGGTGGTTTACTACTTAATAAAGTCGTACCCGATGGATCGCCAGACTGGGAGCCGGACGACCTGGAACCGGTCGAATCGGTGATTATTCCCCTGGAGGTAACTAGCGGAACCCAGGAAGAGAAGCTGATTTTCCATCCGGATATCTCTGAAGGCAATCGCCATCAAACGAGACGCTATACATGCGGGATCTGCCGGTTGTTTTGCCTGGTGCCCGAAAGCCTGATTTCTCACATCGTTCAATGCCCAAACTGTGCCCACCTGTTCATACCGATATCGGATGGCTGGTCGCCAGGTGAGCCCAGGGAATTTGGCGACTAAGCATAGCCATTTAGCGTGTTCTCGAAGGCTAGTGTACCGCGACTCTGACCGGATTCATTGAACCCTTGCCCAACTTCGCCGACTGAACCGTCAGGAGTAGTGGCCGGAGCGTTGGCGTTTGACCAAGTGCCACCGGTCCCACGCGTCAATCCTTCGTGATATTCGATTCTGTTTTGTCCAAAAATCGCTGCCCCAGGAATCCAGTTGTGCCCTGGTGAGCTGATTAGAGCTGGATTATTGGCGCATCGAAAACGCTCATTTGACGCAAGCGGCCTGGCTAGCATGTATTTAAGTCGCATTTGAGCCGAGAAAATACGATGGCTGTTACCTTCAGACAGTCGAGGCGCATCGAGGACTAATTCCGATTTGTCGACCAATTCTTCAACGACCCCATTTGGATCGACTAGATATTGAGCTGGATCGGGTAGTTCAGGGGGACGCCCCTCTCTAGTGGCGTTGACTGTGACTATTCGAAAGGTTAGACCGGCATGAACCGGATACGCTACCGAGTGTCGAAATGGAGCCCCACCCTCAGCGCTCATGCCTCTCGGCCCAGATAGCGGCAAGACCATTTTTCCGGAGTCGACTTCGTATCGAGTATCAATATCTACTAGAGTGTAAGGATAGCTGCGATGCTGGGTGACTGTCAGATCAGGAGCGTCGACAATCGGTAAAGGATTGGCGTACTCCATGTAGTCTGTTTCTTTCCAGTACTCCCACGCGTCTGAAGGTTCAGTCGCTGGCAGTAATGGAGGATTGTTGCTTGCACCATCGTAATGCTCAAGATTCGTTCCAAAATTAATTCGTTGCACTTCAGGTATTCCATGCCAAACCGAGCATGGAGATTGAAGGTAAGTCGCAAAGATACCAGCGGGACGATTTAGATCGAAGGGTCTCGGAGTTGGCCACTTATCTGGATTATAGTTCGCAAATGGAGTTGCCGGGACGGCTTGGATGTTTTTCGCGGAACTGACTATCGACGTAGCAAATGCTCCATAGCCACCAGTACCAGTATCGATCGTAACGAGGATGTTGCACATGATCGTTACGCTTGGCTTATCGCTCGGCTGAGTGATAACCAAAGCTTCGCGCCGAAACGGGACCGGGTTAATCCCCTTTACTCTGACTGGATCATTCGCTGGCTTAGACGCTCCGGGAAATCTCGCATCCAGGACATTAAGCGCTGCCCCAAGCAATGCCATTCGGTTAATTCTCGGTGGACCGATCAATTCGATCGTTAGTTGCCGCCATACCTGGCCATACTCATCCCGAGCCGAATCGGTGTGGACCATCTTCCAGTCGATGGCCGGCACGGGTGGGGCTGCCTCAGCCTGGCGATCTTCAATCCGATATTTCAACACTAAGTTTGTCGGGTCAGATGCGAATCTCTGGGAAATTCGCTTGTAACCAGGAAGCAATCCAGGCATGCACAAGGAACGAAATGCCTGCGCCCACTTACCACCGTCTCGAACTCGAAGGGTTCCTTCGACAATTCGAGTAATTCGCCACTGCTCGTCTCTGGTCTCTTCTGAACTCCAAGTGTTCGATAAAACGAATTTATTTTTAGCCATCCCTTCTTCGTCAGGGTCGATCCAGGGATACGGCGCTACATTGGGATCGAGTACGTCATAGCAAAGGATTCTATAGACTTCGATCTCGAACGAGATTCTAAACGCAGTTCCTCCAAAGATGTTAGTAATTTGCACGTCGATCGGTTTAGGGCCAAGATTTGCATCGGTGCAGTGCTTTCGGAGGATTTTCAGCGAAGCATTGTCTCTATTGTTGTAGTGAATCTGAACGTCCTGGCCAAATATGTTGGTGAAATACAGGTCGGTTTCACCATCTTTTACCGGTTCGCCAGTTGCCGCAAGCAGAACTTGATACCAACCTGCGCCGCCGCCATTTTGCCAGTTGGTGTCGTGAAGTGCATACCAAAAATCCCCGCGTGGCATACTTAACAGTCTATGAATCGTCTGCATTCTGTCGACGGAAGATTCCAGGTCTGACGAGTGGATACCCGCCCTGGCGGTTTCGACGGTCGCCGGATGTGACGTAAGATCGCCATAACCTGTAGGGTTTTCACCGCTCATGAAGCCAAAGACAGTCGACGAAACACGAATGCGAAACTTGGAAAACATGCGATTTCCGGTTTCGTCATAGACAGTGCTTTGCGAAAACGTCTCGGTCTCGCAATCTCGCAGTTCGACTCCGTTATAAAAAACATGCGTTCCCGACATGGTTAAACTTTCCTTCCGCGATTTTGAGCATCGGCGGCTTTATTACGCCAGGCGTCCAGCTCTTTGATAGCAGCGTTTCCATCGAATTTTTGTGCGTCAGGCTTGCCCCACGGGAGCCATTTCCGTATCAATCCATACATTTCCTCGAGCGGGCTGATGTAGTCCAGAATTCGGATACCTATATCGGCTATCTTCGTTAAGCCAGTCTGAATGTCGGTCGCGATCACTTGCCAGTCACCGCGGAAGTTCATCATCGATTCTTCGAGGTCATTCTGGGCTCCAATCAGTCCTGACATTGGCCCAGACTGTTTTTGTGCTTGACGAAATTCGCGACTTAGACGGCCAAAATCTAATTCTGAGTACGCTTTTGTTAGCTCTCCGTTGTACTTCAGAAGATTGCGATTGTATTCGATAACAGCTTTATTAAGAAAATTCTGAGCCTCAGCAAAAGTGTATGTTGCCACGCCGAGCTTTCCGAGCTTCCCCGTGACGTCTACTACTGTATCCTTAAATCCGCCTAGATTCTTGCGTATGCTTTCATCGTCAGGATCTCCCGGTGAGTTAGGATCGCTAGGTCCGCCACCCGAGCCGCCTGAGCCGCCTGAGCCATTATTGGATCTGCTGCCCGATCTACCGACAGGAGAACTTGAATTACCTCTTTGGTCGTTACGCCCGAAAATCGATTCAACGAATCCCTTGGTGTCAAAATCGTCGCCGCCTGGTGCGCTACTAGCATTATCAACTGCCTTAACCGCTTCGGCGGCTTCAGCGACTTCGCTGGCATTCTCGACTGTCTTGGCCGGCTTAGCAGCTTTCGCCGCTTTCCCGCCATACTTCGCGCCCTTGGCCAAATCACCGACGTAAGGGATCATCGAAACGGCGCTGATCGCTGCGTTCCTCAGGTGTTTGGCAGCGCTTCTGGGATCTTTGATCGCTCGACCAATGGATATTGCGGCATTGGTTCCGTCAGATATCGGAGTTGGGTCAACTACGCCAGCCGCGTCGAGTATTGTCTGAGCGGCATCGGCGGTTGAGCTGTCTGATGAATTCTCATGAACTGCACTTGCAGACTCCCCTGGCGATTCGCGAACAATCTTGCTTTTGCCAGACCAAACAGCATCGAAGTCGATCAACTGGGGAAGATTATCTTTGCTTCCCATCCAGACGTCATGTATCGGCGTATCAAGCGAGAAGTCATCGCCAGAACTGTAGGTCGCCTTACCACCGCCAGAGAGGTACTCTGCCAATGAATCTGGTGTGGCGTCTTTCCAAGAGTCATCAAGAAACGACTCGCTAAACTTTTGGGGTTTTACTTGGCTATCGACCGGCTTAGTTTCATTGCCTGGCTGAGCCGGTTGAATCGGGAAAACGTCATTCTTGTCCGCAAGAATCTCATGGCCATCTTCATTTTCCACCCAGTAATTACCTACGAAGGTTCTGCTGACGATCTTACCAGAGATAACCTGGCCGTCGCGATGCACCTGGACCGGATCGCCAGCCCTAAGCTTCTGAGGTCGAAATTCTGGTAAAGTCATGATGGCAGGCCAGCCCTATATCTTTCGTACTCGAACTGAGCGCGATCGGGGTCATCGTAGATACTATCGAACCAATCCCGAGTCAGTTTCTTCCCGATATGGTGGCCTAATCCCGCAAAAATTCCCAGTTGAATCATACTGGAATATCGAACTTGGGAACGATTGCGAAGCAAGAACAGCGCGAAAAACTGCTCGTAGTTTTCCGATTGCATGCGTCCTACATCGCAGCCGTACAATATACAGGCATCAGCGAAAGCTAAATGTTTTTTTTTACAGCCTGGCAGTAGAGATAGAACGAATCGAGTAGCCCCTTGCGCTCGGCAATGGTCAGCCCCTTGCCATCTTCGTAGGGCCTGACGTCAAAGATGTCGCAGACTGCATCGGCAATGATCTCCACTGCTTGACGATCGCCTTTCTGAGCGTCCGCCAAATGCTTTTCCGCTGAGAACTTCGAGTGGTTTTCCAAGGCGTAGATCACTTGAATCGGATCGATCGACCGCCACTTTTGCCCGTCGAAATAGGCAAAGATGCGAGTTGACGACTTCGCGCGTCTTTTCGAAATGCGAAGTATCAGATTTTTGATCAAGCGAAACATTACTTACCTTTTTCGTCGCCTTCGAGGATGTTTAGCCGTGTCTCCATTTTCGCCAGTTCAATCCTGGTGATCTCGTGTTCCTGGTGACACTTTGTCACTTTTTCAACTAAAGATAACACTTCGCCTTCTAGGCTTTTGATGCGATCCTCGTATGCCTTTACTTGCGTGCGATATAGTCCAGCGACAACGCTAGAGAGCGTGGCGATGATTAGTCCGACGCCACCTAGAACCCAGCCGAAAAACGACTGACCGGCGCCTTCATACGTCTGGGCATGCTGAGCGATTAGCGTTGGGATGTCTCGCTGGTTCAAGTTTTATTCCTTAAGGCTTTGATGATTTCTGCCAGTGCATCGCCGCTTAGTAATCCTGCTACTGGATTGATCTTGTTCATCGCCTTTCGGTAGAGTATCAAACCGACGATCGCGATGAAACCGATTAAGACCGCCAGGGACAGGACTAGCAGCATCAGCTTCCAAACCAGACCGATAAGTCGATCGACCAGATTTTGAAGCGGTGTCCATCGCTTTTCTACCGCCTCGAATCTCTCGCCGATCCGATCGATCATGCGGGTACGCTCTCGGATCTCGCCAAGGTCTGGAATTGCGTCTCGCAGCCTAGCCTCCAGTCGCTCGTTTACCTTTTCTTCGATCGCAGCGACACGCCGGTCGACCATGTCAGCGATCGGCCCGCGACCCTCCGTTGCGGCCTTTTGTAGCTCTGCATCTGGCAAATAGCCATCGACTCGGCGATATTCCTGTTCCTGAGCGTAAGCCGCTAAGGATACAAATAATGCGAAAACCAATAGCAAATACTTCACGGTCACACCTTCACGGGTTGGAGTTCTGGATAAATCATGCCTTCTGGCGCGTAGATTACGTGCGAGCTGTATCGATGCTCGACTTGTTGTTTTAATGCCTTGGGCTCGTTCTCGTTGCATCCGTCTCCGTCCCACATCCCCCAAGAATTGATGCGACGATATAGGCTGCCCTTCTTAGTCCAGAGAGTGGTCGAGTGGCCACCGCCACCATTACCAACGTAGTTGGTGACTATGGTTCTGCTGACCGAGTTGTCCCAGATGATCCCGTCCTGAACCGGTAACCCCATATCGAGAGCTTCCGCGATCAGTTCATAATCGCGTGTTGGTTGAGAGGCCACCAGTTTGAACGGAAACGATATTCCAGCCGGTTGCCGTGGATCGTAGCTTGGTGGGTACGGCCAATCCTCTTCTAAGCATAGACCGTGTTGAGTCGCCACCCACTGGCCAGCGGAAAGCGTTGATCCGCGATCGCCCTGAATACCGTCTTTCTTTTGGGAAAGATAGTAAGCAGCAGCGCGGGAAAAGTAATCGACCCTACCGGTAGCCAGCCAGTAGCAAATCGTAAAGATCAGTGCTAGCGCATGACCTTGGCAGGCCCCCTGGCTCTTTTGATCCAATGGGGCAAATAGCGTCGAAGGGTGAACATCGACATTAAACGTCGGCTTGTTCTCCCGCACAGCCTTGAGCATTGCGTGAGGGCTCATCCCCTGTGACATCAATAGCGGCTTTTGTTCCGCCATGATGGCGTAGCCCATCGCTCCAATGGGTAGCTCTCTGTCTTCGGTGTGCCCTTGGCTCATGTCACTTGTCCTTGAAAACTGATCGATTATCCAGGATGCTATCTGCAATCTGGCCCGTTGCACTTTGGGAAATACGATGGAATGTACGGCGATGAATACGCTGGAACGTTGAATTTCAACGATTCCTGGTATCGTCTTGGCGTGATAGTCGTCGTCCTGGTAACTGGAGCCGCAAGAGTTGGAAATCCAACCGGGATGCCATCAACAGCGACGATCCTCTCACCAGGAGCCAGATTGAAGCCGCTCGGCTGAGAAGCCTGCGACGCAACTGACGACTGAGATCGAAGCTTCAGCGATTCTTCGATTCCGGCTAGCCTGCTTTCAATTGAATCAAGTCGCCGTAGTACTTCCGATTCGCTTGGAAATGATACTTGAGCCAGCGCGTTGCCCGTAAGGACCGCAATCAAGACGATTGCCACCGAAACAGGTAGGCAACCGAAATTATTTCGTCGAGGAATCGAGTTCATTTTACTTTCTCCAGTGCGAGTGAAATTTCATTCAGCGCCGCGAACCAATCTTCACGGCTGAACTGTGTTTTCGTTTGTGCTGCGATCAACGCTGCATTGATCGCCAAATGCCAAGCCTTCCATCCTTCAGCGTTTGAAGTGCTGACCGATTTCTGCTGGACAACGATCCAGGCTAATAGGTTCTTGTCAGGATTGGCTGCGTCTTCGTGCTTGGACGAGTAGACCGACTTCAAGCTTGGTCGACCATACAGAAAATCAGCAGACTGCCGATAGATTCGAGCGTACTCCCTGGCAGTGCCAGGCTCCCTGGGTGCCTTCGAGAACGCAACAGCCCCAAGGCCGTATTTGTTAGGAACATCATCAGGCGTTGGGCCTGGGTTTGGTCCTGGACCTGGGCCGGGGCTCGTGCCGTCGATATCCAAAACAAACTGCTGATCCTCGAAGATATCCCGCTTGAAATCGAATACAGTAACTTCAATCCATATTCGACCAGCTCCAGAAATCTCCCAAAATCCGTTGCCGAGGCTTTTCACCTCCAGGGGATTGCGGCTTGAATCGCTGGCTCTGATTTTTGTCTTCGTGCTGGGATCTTTGGCTAGAACACGAACAATTCCTACTGGATTTAGCGAGATCGACTGACCGTTGATTTTTTCGACTAGAATCGAGTCGCCAAAAATCTGGGGATCTGCGACTCCGGCTATCTTATGCCGCACGCCCGCAGAGACGGCAGCGGTTGACTCTAGTATCTGCGCGTTGGAATTACCGCAGAAGCCAGCGAAGGCTATAACCAAGGCAATCTGTATTAAAGTCGGCCTATTCATCGGGTTCCCCAGTTAGCGGCATTTCGCCGGGATCTGTTACTTTTCGGTCTCGCCACCACAGCCACAGTTTGACAGCGAGAATGATTAAATTTGCAATCGTCCAAATATCAAATCCAAATGTCGCCAGCTTCTTTTCAAGCAATTCTTTCCGAGCCTGCTCTGAATCAGCCTCCAGGTAACACTCCCGAGCAAGCCGTCTACATAGCTTGCGATTGTGTATTGATAGTTGCTGATTGTTCATTTTCTTCAATATGCCAACTTAGATATCAATTACGCCCTGGAAGAATAATGTTCCTTCATTAAAACCGTTTACATAAAAATTCTGCGTATCAATAACTTCCCAATGACCGACAGGCGTTCGGTGCATAGAAAGCTGACACCTGAGCATTTCGAACTTTGTTCCACCGCCAATGATGTGAGCCTTCTGAACTATGGTGCATGGAAAGCAGACGCTTCTCAGTGCATTGGTCGTACACACAAACCAGAAGATGTACGAATAATTTTTTCTCAGAAAATCGCCGACAGCGCCTTGAAGAATCTTCCCGTTGGTCGTTACTAATCCGCCCGCTCGGTTAATCGCATTGGCAACTTCAGGATCAAACATAGACAGTTCAAGATTGGTCGATGCCGTCATCGACATGAACTGTTCTTCGATAGAATCGCCAGCCTTGCCACCGTTTCTATCGCCGGGTACTGGGTAGTTATGCTGCTCAAGCTGAATTTGAATCTCGTCGGCTGATTCACCTAGCTTGGCGAACGATCCCTTAGACTGATTGGAGCCACCAATCGAATAGTCGAAGGGACACGCGACGAAGATATCGACCTTGCCGGGTACTACTATGTATTCAGCCATTTTTACCTTGCTTTTCTAGCTTAGGTCAAAGCTGGAATGCCCGTCATGTCGCGATCGAATAGGACGTTTGCCTTGCTATTGACGTTGTTGTCTGCCAGTCCCCAGTGCCCTGACGGCGCGCGGTGCATAGAGAAAGAACAGCGAAGCATTTCAAACTTCGTTCCACCTCCAAGGATGTGAGCCTGTTGGACGATGGCGCATGGGAAGTTGACTGAGCGGCTAGCATCGATAGTCGCCCGAAACGTGAGTCGGTACGATCGATCTTTTCGAAGGAACCCGCCGACTGCACTTTGAGGAATACGGCCTGGAGTCGCCATCAATCCGCCTGCACGCATGAGAGCGTTGGCAACTTCTGGATCGAAGATAGATAGTTCAAGATTGCAGCTCGCTCGCTGCGACATGAATTGTTCTTCGATCGGATCGCCGGCACGACCACCATTGCGGTCGCCGGGAACAGAATAATTTTGCTGCTCCATGGCAATGTGTATTTCGTCAGCAGACTCGCCGAGCTTCGTTGGGGTGCCAATTGGAACGTTGACCAATACCGGAGGCGTTGCGGTGTTGTAGACGCTGTACGCAAAATTACACGCCAGAAAGATATCGATCTTGCCAGGAACTACGATGTATTCAGCCATGACTTATCACAATCCTCCGCGCTGTCGTTGCCCCTGATCAGGAAAGTATCGCCCCATCCGATCCGGCAGTAGGTTCAAGCTTTCGAGCTGCACGGCGCTCATGTGAGCCACCGTCAAATTTCCCGATTCCAGCTTCTCTGGAATGCCAAAAATATTTTCGCCCTTACGAAGACGGTTTAGGTGTCCTCTGGCGACTTCACAAATCTTCTCAGCCGTCTCTAGGGCGATCTTATTTGGTCGCCGTTGAATCAGCAGACACATAGCCAAGTCGCAGTTGACTCGGATCAAGTGTGATTGATTTAGCCCATCTAACTCATCGAGGTCTTCTTCGGTGTAGTTCCCGCCAGTCTGGAGGCCTACAACGATTTCACCCGCCGCGTCATCGAGTGCCGATGCGACTTTTGCTTCAGCAAGAACCTGGCCAAGTGTTAGTTCGACCATATCGTCCGAGCAGAGGTCTCCGATCAGTCGATAGTCATAACGGTTGGTCAGGTCATTGGCTGAAGCAAAAGCCATCGCGGGGTTTTTCCATCAGGCCAAATTAGGCCAAAACGTTTTGGAACCAGAAGCCGGTCGCAGGAGCGGTAACCACCGCACAAACATCATCGACCACGCTTCCCAAATGCCGACGATTGTCAGTATCGTCCTTTGACTCAACGCTCATTTCTTCGTAGGCGAAGATCGTCAACGTCGAGAACTCTGGCCCTTCGTTTTCATTGCCAAGTTCCCCGACCTTGGACAGCATGAATACGCTGCCGTCTGGGAATACCCGAGTGCGAACCGCCGAAGCAGCGCCGCGACGGCTAGTCACCATCACAGCACGTTCGATTGAAATGTCGAAGCCATAGAGCTGGTCAGGCAATCCATACTTATGGAATTTGCCTTGCTTGCCCTTGACTTGATCCAAGGCATCAGGCGATCCCTTGATGTGATCGACGATCTCCTGGCACAAGGAAACTTTCTTGGCCGTGTTGGGGCTCATGACGATATGGAATTGGCTTGGATCGACAGCCGCCAAGGTGTCCAGTTCAATCAGTTCGCTGCCATGGAACAGGGACCGCTTGATATCCTGCCGAGCAGTCGTCGAGGCTTCCCACGTTCCGGCATTTCCGGCGATCGAAGCAACCGCTGAAACGTGCGATGCGTCCCAGTTGGCCGCATTAGTCAGAGCTTGAACCGCCAGGCGAGTACGACTGGTCATGGCTCGCTGGGCAGCAATCGCCCCGTGAGTGCCGGAAATATCCCAGTCGGCTTGCTCCTTGGCTTTCTGGCCGAGCTTGAACGGGAATGCGTGTCGCTGGGTGCGGTAAGGCAGCCAGGCGAATTGCTCGGTCCCGTCATTATGCTGAGGACGATCAGCGCCATCAGCCCAGACGGTTTCGTCGGTGTTGCCGCCAACCAGTCGACCGGCTTGCTCTGCGTTGATTCGCAGGTAATAGCCTTCGTCTTTTTGGACGGTCTTAAGCTGAGCGTATTGGTGAAGATCAAACTTATTCGGGTTCCGAGAGAACTCGACTTTAAGCTTGCCAGATGCAGCAAAGCTGCGGACGTAGGTGTTTGAACCGCCAGGAAGAGCAGACATACGCAGGGTCTCCGTTGCGTGTGCCAGCTCCGTTGTTCGGTCGCCTACACTATGTTAGAACTGAAAATTTGACTTTGAAACTAAAAACTAAACTCGAAACAAAAATCCGGTCAGGTTACGGCATCACGCCGCGAACGATCGTACACTTGACGCGTTGACCGGCAGCGGTCGCTGAAGTGTGGGCTTCAGCCGAATAATGCTGTCCGGTAGTAGCCGCAACAGCACGCCCCTGAGCGTCAGGCTTCAGGTAGACAGGTCCACTCGTGATGGTGATCGAACCACCAGCCTCGACTTCGCAGGTGTCACCGATCCCATACGCCAGCATTTCCTGGCCAGTACGAGCCGCAAAGCGATCCGTCATGCCTGGAATCGGAGCATCAACCGTGCCTTCTTGCGAGACGCCATAGGCGACCGTATCGGCAGCGGCCTCGGCCATCCTTAACTCGCCACTTTGTCGAACGAACCGTGAAGGCCGCACATTGGCGGAAGCGATAAAAGTCCTTGGAGCTGACTGCATGTTTTTTACCTACTGCAAAAACGTTGAAACGTGTGAAAAACTGTGTGCGGGGTTGGGACTAGGCTACAATGCCACGTTCGCGAGCCAATTCGTCGGCCACTTCGTCGTAGCTTCGAACTTTGCCCGAGTGCATCGCTGCCGTGCATCGCTTGACGACTTCATCGTTGAATGCTTGGGAATATCGCTCCTTCGTCGCATCCTTCGAAGGCAATTCCCCGTCAGGGATCATGCCCTTTGGCGGCGACGACTGAGCCGCATATCGCTCGATCGTCTGGCAGTGTGCATCGAACTCGTCGTCGGTCATCTCGGAACCAGCCGAGTACAAAACTCGACTCAATTCTTCGTCAAGATTCGCTTCAATGGCGGAATACTTTTGAGACATCTGCTGGAGCCGAAACGCGCGCTGTGCGTCGGTTCGCTCCTGCATCAGATTCCCAACGGCAGATCGAAGCTTTCCGGTTTCTTCGAGCAATTCCTGATGCTTGCCGATCAGGTCTTCAACGAATTCTTGTGAATATTTTTCAGCCACGACTTCTTCATCTCCTGAAATAGAATTTCGCATCAACGCCCCACCAACCGCACCAGCCATTAACGGAGCCGCCAAGGCTGGTAGCGCGTATGGGTCTTTTTGTCCTGGAGGTTGCCCGCCAGAAGGTAGGTTCAGCGGATCGCCAGGGTTGCCTGGCTGGCTGTCCGAAATGCCAGTAGCCGGAGCCACGGACGGACTAGGCTGGCCGATCGCTCCTGGATCTTGAGGAAGACCCGCAGGCGGCTGGCCGGGGATCTGCTGCCCTGGAATACCGCCCATCTGCTGCTGACCACTCTTCATGAATCCTTCGAGCGCTGCAAGCCTTGGCTCGATCGCATTCGAGATCGCATTGACCAGTTGATTCATTTCTTCTGGAGTGATAGGCATTGAACTTCCTGCCGGTTGTGCTTGATATTTTTGATGATCTTCAGTTCCGCGAATGTAGGTGTTTCCACCGCCTGGAAGCGCGAGCGATGGAGCCATGATTGAGTAGCGTTCAATCATAACCCCATCATCCTCGATCGCTCCGTAATAAGCAGGTGGGAGGTCTAATCGCGGTGCCTCAGCACCTAAACATGCTATGGGATCAAAAAAATTTCTACTCGAATCTGCATATCGCATCAGCTCGACTGATCGCCTTGGCTTTTGGTCCACAACTCCGATGTATCTCGGCTTATGAAATTCATCGCCAAAGATTGAATATTTCTGCTGCTGATCGCCAATCATTCCAATGCGAAAGCAGCCGGAATAGCCGACGATCTGTGGTTCGCCAGCACTTGGATCATTGCTTGTGTGCTTGTCGATTAGTGCGGGGTACAATCCAACTTCGCGACTTCGGCGATTCAGATTTTTGCAGATCGCGCTGAGTTCATTGGGACCGACAACAAATGGTCCGCTGCGAGTGTTGATTGTGTGTTCGGTGAAATGGCATACCGATGGAAGATGTCGATAACCAGCAAATTTCTGCTGAGCCTGATAGCGTTCTGTACCTGGATTCGCCATGTCCCAAGCATTCCATACAGCCTGATTCCTTTGCGAAGCATTGGGAATCGCGGCCATAGACGAACGATGCGCGCGAATACAGAAGTCTTCGCAGCTCTCTCCGTTCATTGGCGTTGGGACGATAGGTATCACGGCTTTTCTGTCTCCGACTGGCTTGTTTCAACTAAGACAATCCTGCCGTCTTGAACTGTCAGCTTTAGCGAGAAAACGCCAAACGCCTTGGCCTTTTTGGCTAGACACTCGCTCAGCTTGTCTCGAAGAGTTTTACAGGCAGTGTCGAACTGTTGATCAATAGTTGCGTTCATGCGTTCTAAAATTGCCGATTTTTGAAAAAACAGAAAGGGGAAAAACTAGCTTAGTGAATATCTAGGATTGCTAATCCAATTCATCCAAGCACGAACAGAAAACGGAACTGGGTCAAATTCATCGCTACTCGAGCGCGAATCGTCGAAACTTGATTCGGCTTCGGCCCAATGATTCTCTAGCGACTGGCGGAATCCCGGCCCGAGCATGTCGATCGCTCGATCCATCACTTCGGGAGAATCGATTTTTGGCTCCTGCTTAAGACCAGTACGGAAAGCGTCTAGCAATGCCTCTTCCGGTCCCCATTTGCCCATGGTTAAGTGCGGATAGTGCCGAAGAGCTAGATCGACGTATTCGTCGAAACCCTTGATACTATCGCCGTCTTGAGCCCGCTTGGTCTGCTGAACAAAACTTCCAAGCGACTGGCCTTTGGCCTTCATTAAACCATGGATTCCGCGAATCCCCTCGTTCCATTCCTGGGCCTCAGAAACCATAGTCTTAAAAGCTTCTGGGACCATCTGCTCAAGTGCGACCTGCGCTTCGTAGTTGTCATCGCCGATCTGATCGTGAATCGCCTTCATCATTCGAGCCCGCAACTGCGGAGAAAACTCAGGCTTTGGCGCTGGTGGCCTTGGTGGCTCGGCTGGAGCCGGCTGCTGCTCTTGCGACGACGGGCTGACAGTGCCCCCCGTGTTATCCTGAGCATTTTCTTGGCTTTTCGACTGACCGTCAGACATTGGGCTGACACTGTCAGCGGGCTGACTGACACTGTCAGCGGACTGACTTTGGCGGCTTGGAGTCAGCCCCATTTTCCGTTCGACTACACTACGAAAATCAGGGTTTTCTAGCATCCTCTTGCGGTCGAATCGCGTAGCGCTTTGGAACTGCCTGAATGCCGACTCTTCATCGTCAGAAAACGCTGGAGTCCCACGATTTTGAGATCCAAGCTTGTCGCGAATCTTTTCGGGATCGAAAAACCGGCTTCCAGAATCAAGCCGCTCTGCCAGGAATCGAGGGATCATTCCATTGGCATTCACAAAATCAGAGATCCTTGCTCCGTTTTGCTCCCCGTGCTTGTGGTCGAGATCATTGATTCTCGCAAGCGTCGCGCGAACGGCATTCTTATCGACCTGAGACCAGGCGTATTCTTTATCCTGCTCAGTCTGCGCCTGGTCGACTCTTGCAAGGTGGCTTGCCAGTTCTTTGCCAAGACTCTGGAGGGTCGACTTGGTGTTTTGATCTAGGACGGATAAGTGTAGGGCGTGACCGCGCTGGACCGTGTCTGGAAGAGCTGCGACCTCGCGCCGGCGAGTGCTTCGGAATTGACCACCAGGGGAAGGACGTCCAGAAGCTTGCGGAAATGGCGACTGCTGGCCTGGCGGTCGGACTTGTTGAGCCTGGATCGACGTCGAGCTTCCTGATTGCCCGCCAGGTTGCTCAGACGATCGAAACTGGCCGCCTTCCGGCCGTCCGGCCGTATGTCTCGGGTGATCCGATTCGCTCCACTGGTATCGGTGGACGTAAAACGGAATGAGATCGCTGACGAGCGACAAGAAATCGCCTGGCTTGTTTTGTTGCATTGAAGGTTCTCCGTCTTCGAGGCTATCGAAAACGCGAAAAACTTTCAAACTGCATCTGCTTTCTCAGCCAGCAAAAGATTCAGCCTGGCCCGCCGCGAAGCTAGATCCTCTTCCTGTCCTGAAATCGTCCCTTTCAGGATATCCGTAGCTATCTTGTCTAATTCTCTCCGACGATTCAGATCCGCCTTTGCTTGTCGAATCAATGCCATCGTCGCCCACTTCGTAAAATTGTGATTGTCGGAAGCAAAAAAACCCTTTAGGACATTGCGCCAGACTACGTCGGGGACACGACCAATCTGGCGGCATTTTGTCTTTCCGGTTCGCTTGCGTCCGGTTTTGTGCTTTGTAAAACGCTTCATGCTCTATTGCTCCAATGTCGTATCAACTTGGGCTTGCTGTTACGAGAAGGCTCCCGCCCTACCTTGCGACGATTTTTCATTTACTTCTTTCAACCAATTCTCAGCGTCAAGAATGGCTGTTTTCAGCCTCTCCCCGCTTTTTGAATGCCAATTGCGGATCTTCATATCGGTTGACGCTGGAATAGTTTCGTCTTTGGCCTTCATGAAATTCCTAAACTTATGATCGTCAGCGTATGGGCTTTTTGCTGTTCTGCCGCCAGCAGCATCAAGACCTAAATGCGTGTTCAATCTTCTGACTATGTCTATTCCGCGCTTTTTAATTTCGTCTATGCGACTATCTGAATAGCCATGATCTCGCTTTCTGAGGCTACGGATTATCTCGGATACAGCACCCCAAGAGCTTCCACTGACCACTTTCCCGTCAGGGGCTGTACTCATTTTCTCGGCGATCCTGTGACCCTCTCGGAGTAAATCCCTGTACTCTTCAATTGGATTTTGGCCGGAGGCTCTTTTAGCTGCCTCGGCCTCCAGTATCCTGGCGTGCTTCCGTAGGCGATCGACCTCGCCCTCTTGCCATTTTTGACTATACTCGGACGCGCCTTCTTTTTTCAACGATGCCAATTTTTGCTCTGCTTGTGCAAGCTTTAGAAGTGCGGTTCCGAGCGTCCTTACTTTGCTGCCCGCTTCTTTGGTTAGCCCTAAAAGCCTGATGGCAGATTCAACGCTGGCTACCTTCAGCCCTTCGCCTGGAATACTTACACTGAACTGGTGGACTATTTGGCGGCCAGTATGCTCGTTTGTTTCTGCCCTCGACCAGTCTGATCGCTTGACTTCTGATTCGCCGTCTTCGCTGATTTCCCATTGCCACTGCCAAGTGTAAGAGACGATAGATGCACCGGTTGGGCCAGTAATCGGCTTGACGAATACACCCCCTCCAGTCTTATCTCGCTTGGCTCCCTGCTGGATCGCGTCAGACTTGCTGGCCGCCGTAGCTTTAGGCTTGGCCTCAGCTTGCTTAGCTTTGTTGTCGATCCTGTCTTTAGGGATGAACTGCCCTCCATCGCTTTTGCCTGCTGATGCCCTTGGATGTTCGGACTCATCCCAGTTAAATGCCAGTTGTGATTTTCCGGCATATCGAAACATTTCTCCAGAAAGATCGCAATTCAGCCCCCAATACTTCACCAGCTTAGCCGCATGATCGCGGATCGAAGAATACTTGATATGCTTCTTCACTTCAGGAAATCTCAGCGACAAAGGTTTCAGGATAGACTTCAAGTAGTCGTCATGGTCATATTCGGAAACAAAGTCGGCGGCTTCTGCTACGCTCAAGCCGGCTTGCATTGCTGAAATAAACGTGTGCGAGTCTTCTGATCCGGCTTTATGTAGAGATTCCGCAGCTTTTGCTAGAAGTAGTTTTTCTTTGCTGTCAAGGTCTTGCCCGCGACTCCTGCGTTTCTCAAGTTGAGCCAATAAAGACCCCGCGTTATTGGCTGCGATGTGAGGCGGATCAAGCAATTCACTTTCGATCCCTGCCTGCTGAAATATCCTTCCAAGCCTAGATCGATCCATGGCCTGGTCGTCTTGGTAAATTCCCCAGGTAGTATCATTTTTCTTGACAGTTCCAAAATCGAAGAACTTCAATTGCCCTTGGCCATCCGTTCCAAATTGCAATTCGTCGTTGAAGGCATATCCGGCATCGTGAAGGCTCTTGATTAAATCTGCGGCTTGCCTGGCCTGTTCTGGAGTGTACTTGTCCAAAACGTTCAGCTTCTCTTGAATTGTGAAAACGCGATCGCCATGCTCGACTACCGATTGATTCGGCAGCCCTTTAACGCCAGCTCGCTTTAGGTTTTGGTAGGCGTCGAACTGCTGCTTAGCCGCTTTCCTGGCATTTTCAGGTGTTTGGTGCCCTGGCCCTCCAACTGCATGATATGGCACTGTCGTTGAGCTTTTGATAACATTCCCGTCCAGCGAGTCCCAGACTACAGAGTCATTACCCTTCCCGATGTACTTCGCACCGCCAGAGATGACGCGATCAATGGAAGCGTTCCCGCTGGAGCCATGAGGTGCTAGATACCGGATGTCGCCGGTTAGATCGGCACGCATGTGCTGTAAGGATTCTTTCGGAACTTTAGCCGTCATGCCCCACTGGTTTGATACTAACGCATGGGATTCATCGAGCTTCGATATCTGCATTACGCTTGGATCATTACCGCGATGTGGGACCGCAGTAAATGAATGCCCTACTTCGGCGAACTGCCCTAATTCATCCCGAGGGTGTTTGGATTCGTCCCATGTAGCGCTATATCGATCAACGTCTACTTCTCTGGTTGGCTTGCTGTTTCCGGCTGCCACCATCTTCAATGCGACAAATCTCAGCGACAAAGGTTTCAGGATAGATTCCAGATCCTGGAGAACTGGAATAGCGTCATTAGTCCCAGAAAAACCTGCTAGCCTTCTTAATGCTTCTACCGCTACCGGCATAGAAGGGAATTCTTTTTGAATCTTCTTGGGTATCAACATCTCGGCAGTTATGCCAACCTGATGATCAAAATCCTTTTTTATGTATTCTTGTATCTCGCTTTCCGAGTATCCTCCCCGCTGGATTTCGGTCTTGATTTCATGATCGATATAGCGTTTCTTTGCCCATCGTCCTACAGCCTCAATCTGGTCGTTATTTAGCGTCTGAAGGAATGGGATGATCCTTTTTTTGACGTCATAGCCAAACCTGCCAGGCTGTTCACCAGTCCAGAAGACTTTCCCAATTGGGCCGCTTCGTAATTGATCCCAAGTCTCTTTTTCTTTGGTCCGCTCTATGTGATCCTTAATTTCCTCCAGGCTTCGCTGCCTGACCGCCCTGAGCTTCGATTCCTGATCCGCCTTGACCGCTTTCATTTCGCCGTCAAATTGCTTTGGATTGGCCGTTTTCTTCTGTTGGCCGCTGAACAACCCATGCACTGGCATGAGCGATCCGCCTTTATAGAACTTACCGTCAACATCAGATACCTCACCGCCAGGCTTGGCTCTTGGTTGCTCGACGTATCCTTCAGGTAAGTCCTTAGCCTTGGGGGTAGGCTTTTCCATGTTATGCGTAATCGATTCTAGCCAGGATCTTACCTTGGGCAGATTTTGATCAGGCGCGACACCGATGAAATTTCCGTCCATGGTATGGGCCTGTACGCCATAGTTAGCCATTTCGGCACGCTTCCAACTATTGACGCGGCCTATGTGGAGCTTCTTGCCGCGCTTCTTAGCTTCTTTCATTAGTCTTGCGTGGTCATAGTTGACACCCGATTTTTGCAGCTCGCTATCAGTCGGTCGAAGAGGATTGCCATCGATCGGATTGAAACCAAGCTTCCAAGCAGTGGAACCACCAATAAATAAAACATCAAAATCGTCCCATGGAATTTGGTCAGTGTTTTTCTCGATGCCATCCTGGGCGACCCAGGCCACCGGAAACCCTCGATCGCGAATCTCTTTTAACCATGGCTTGCTGCGCTTAACAGTTTGTCGCCAGTCGCCGACAACATCCGGCGCGACCACAAACTTTACCTTTGCTTTCGATTCTGGATCTTTGGCTACCTTATCGAGAAGCTTGCGAAACTTATCTTCGTCAAATGGAGCGCTGCCAGTGAATTCACTGTAAACACCGTTGTCGATCGCTATATGGCTGTAATCGGTAATATGCCCAACGTATTGCGGTGTATTGGGAGTAATCAATAAGCCGATGCCAGGATTTTTCCTGGCCTCATTACGCACTGGCTCACTACTGTGGCCAGTTAAAAAGCTTGTCGGATGATCTCCTACGACCTTATGGCGACGGCTAGACCATTCATCATGCGCGCTGCCTAATGCAGCGTGTTTAGGCGCAAACTGGCCTGGAAGCTTTCCATCATGCTTTTCCGTTTCACGAGGATGCTTGGATTCATCCCAGTCAAACATCAATTGAGACTTTCCAGCGTACCTAAACAACTCCCCCAGGCGCTCAGTGCTTAGCCCCCAATATTGAATCAGCTCAGCCGCGCGATCTCGGATTGACCCTGAACGCCCAAACTGCATTACCCGATCTTCAGGCGTTACGCCATCGTCGAACATTAGCATTTGATCAGGATCGCCCTTGGTATCGAACATAGAAAGCTGCTTACCCTTAGTCGGAGCAACATCGAGCTTCGCTTTGCCTCTTGGAACGTTTGCTACGTCGCCGAATAGCCCCATTTGATCGTTTGGCTTTGCGTCGGAGTTAGTTCGGGTGTCGAAGGCGATGCCGGAAGAGGGCTGATCTGATTGTGTTTCTCGCAGATCGCTAGACTTGACTTCAACGTTCCCTGACTTTCCTGGTCCATTATTGACCTGTTTCCAAAATTCTCCGACGTCAAGACCTGTTGAATTTTTGATGATTGACTTATGTTCATCACCGTACTTTGACAAAAATTCGGCCTTAGTGCTTCTCTTGGCGAATGTTACCAAGTTGCTATTTTTCTTGGGTAGCATTTCCTTTAGTTTCATGCGGTGTTCAAACTTGATTCGCCTGGGATGATTTTCGGACATGCTCTCAAAATCAAATGGACTGGCATGGATCATCTCTGACATGTCCGAGTCAATTGGTTTTATTCCTACGAGATTACCCAAACCTCTCTTCTTCGCCCTAGCTTTAGCAACTTCGGATTGTGATATTGGCCTGTAAACTACTCCATTGTCAAACTTAAATGCGACGTAAGGATTGTGCGGATTTCCGTGTTCATCACCGCTTGAGTATTCTTTCCATTTTCCAGGATGCTTACTGGCAAAATCCCTCAACGATGGCGACACTAGACTTAAATTGATCGTTGACGCTGAAGATGATGTCTCTTGGCCTGTGTCAGATTTCGGAGTATCTGACTTGTCGGCATTCTCTGGACTTGAAGAAGCATGCTGATTGCTTTTCTTTGGACTGCCTTTAGGAATCGCGATTCCAGCACTATCGAAACCGGATTCGTCAGAATATGGACCGCCTCCAGCGTAGTCGCCGCGTTCTTTCAGTATGCTTCCGAACATGCCAATTTCAGCATCCAGCGAACGATGCATATCGTCTCGCTGGTCTTTAGAAATTTCTCCGCGCTGAAGCTTTCTGTTGTAACTGTTCTTGATTGAGTTCGCGTAGCTTATCGCGCGATGCAAACTGCGACTTCTCGCATCTTTAGGATTGCCAGTTACTTCGTTGAAATTGTCGGCAGACTCTTGCCAGCTCTTTTCGTCTTCGCTTAGATTTTCGGATTCTTCTTTATTTGACTGCTTAGCCGTAGGGGAGTTGGCTTTCGACACGTCAACGCTCTGCCGTAGTCGCTCGGCAGCCTGGCGGATCTCGACCGGCTTAGGAGTATCAATCCCATGCTGCTCCCACATTTGCCGACGTAGATCTTCAATGTCATTTACGCTAAGACCCTGAGAGACGTCCATTTTGCTTAGCCTGGCCTTCAGGTCGTCTTGCGGTGAAAGCTTCTGGCTTGCTGCTTTTGAATCGGACTGCGATCGCTCTTGGAACGCTTTACCAACAGCCGAGCCAAATTCCTTGTATCCGGAAAACTGCTTTCGAAACTTCTCTGGCATGTTAGCCCATGCTGTTTGGCCTTGCTGCTCAGCCTGAGCGCCGGTCTGGACGTGCCCGGCTTTGTCGATGATCCCCAGCGCGTGCTGGATAGCGTTATCCCGGTCAGTGGATTCGCCGCCAAGACTAGCAGCCGATGTCGGTTGGGGCGGCTTGCTGCCAGGTTTACCAGCTAACTTCAGTGCTTCTTCATTGGCCTTTCGGTGCTGGTTGTCTGTGTATTTCGTGAAACCAGCGCCGTGCATTGCTGATTGAGCCATGCCATCGGCCTTCTTCGTCGCTTCCGCAATTTTTTCAGCACGTCGCTGATACGCTTTTGGTTCAGGATCGTCAGCAAATTCGGGATGTGGCCCGTCCGCATCCATAACCAATGAATAAATTCCACTAGTGTGATAATCAACCGGCTTCATGTGCGATCCAGTTTGATGATCGACCGCACCGAGCTTTCGCAGGACTTCGCGAATTGAGTTATTTTCTTCAGGTGTAAACGGCTCCATTCCCGGCGGAAGAATGCTAACGCCCTTATCCTTGGTAGTATTGCGACGAACTTTTACGCCAGGAACCACTTCATTCAGAACGTCTTTTAGGTGTTGCTGTTCATCAGCGGTCATTTGCCGCGAAGATTTTGCGCGCGGCGTTTCTTTGTCCATTCGCTTAACAAAATCCTGGCGGGACTCGCCTTCACGTTGAGACCATTTATCTGACTTCGCCGGTTCGACTGCCAGGGAAGCTTGATCATTGGACTTTGGCTGATCGATCGCCTTGATTTCGTCATGCCCTACCTCCTCGGTGGAGCCGTCATCGAATTTGACAGTGTGATCTGTGCCAATGATGTCGCCGCTTGCAGGCCCAACAATGGTGCCGTGCTTACCTTCCCACTCAACACGATCGCCCTCCTTGTGCGGAGATGGCCGGTTGATATTCCTGGCGCGTGCATCAGCCGCATCCTCACCGACTTTAGGCTGAGCAAATGTTGGCTGCGGTTTAGGTTTGCCTAGTTCTGCATCACCGCCATCTGAGGCTAGTTCCTTATCAAGCTCGCTCTGGATCTGATCAATCCTCTCTTTGGCATATCGCTTGCCTTCGACTGCCGTTGCATTGTCGAAAATGTTTTGCATTGTCATTTTCTGCTTATCGAGCTTCTCGACTCGCTTACGCTTCTCGGGATCTTCGATATCGCTTCGATCAACAATGGCTTGCGTGTTTACTTTGCCACTCTTGAATTTAGCCAGCGCAGTTGCAAGATAGGCTGGATCGCTTGGTACTGGGCTGTTATTCCAGTATGCCATAAACCGTTGTTGATCTTCCGGCGATAGCTCGGAAATGCCCTTAATGGCTTTCTCCCGAGTGGCTTTCGAATGTTCATCAAAATGCTTGAATATTTCTTGATTTCTCTTGTCTATGTCTTTGATTCTCTGCTCAGGTGTGGGCTGTAGCTCGGCAATCTGGTCGGAAATCAAAGGTGCCGCGTCCCTTTCAAGCTTTAGCCGTCGCTTCGATGCCGCCAGTCTTCGATTGTTTATTTCGCGTTCAACTGGTTCATCTGCAAACTTAAAATTGTTTCCCCGTAGCTGATCGGGATCTATAGCTAGGCCCGGCGGATTGCCACTTGGTTCGCTATCTGATTGCGGAAGCTTTTTGCTCGCTCTCTCTTCAAGGATTTCTGTAGAAGATTCGTTGATCTCTTCCGCCAGGTCAGGTCGTTGCTTAATTAGCCAGTTTTCAAAATTGCCAGCTCGATTCTCTGGAACCTCAGAAAGCAATCGATAAACGTCTTGCTTGCGAATCTTCGACGGATGATCAGCGACGATCTTGCTAAAATTCTCATTGAATAAACGAGATTCTTCGGCAGAGTTTATCCCATCCTCTTTAGCTTGAAGCTCTCGATTACCTCGCTTGATCGCACCGGGAGCCATGGCTTTGATCGAAGCTTCGTCGACATCCTTCAGATCGCTTTGCTGGATCGGCTGACCGCCTGGCTCTCCAGGTTCTCTAATCGTCAATCGTTTCGATTGTTTTTGATCTTCACCCCCAAAAGCTTCGCTCAGCTTTTGACCGGCAAACTTGCCGGTCTTCATTTCGCCATCTTTGCCGATGTAGACCGGGTGCCCACCGTGCTTGCCGCCATCAGCACCGCTTTCACTTCCGATCGTGATCCATCGGCCACCATCGAGATCATCGAAAGACATTTGGCCCGGTGAAGACTTGGGTGACTTGCGAGCGTACTGCTCAAGATGTGGACCGAATCCCCAGAAGGCCATCAACTCCTTCATCGCAGCGATTCGAGAGAATTTTACCTTCTCAGCCGATCCGTACTTTTCCTGGCGGAATGCTGCGAAGATCGCATCGAATGCGGGTGCCATCGCTTTAGCCTCTTCAGCATTTGGCCAGAGTGGATGATCGCCGCCGAGACCCGATAGGTAGGTGTTTTGCCGTCCATCCTCTTCGAGCTTATGCTTGACGTGACGCTCAAATGTACGGGCAAACACTTCGCGACCAGATGCCCAGTAGTCTTGGGCCTTGGCATGACTCATTGTCCCATTGCGAACTTCTTGCTGGAGAACTGTCCGCAATCGGTCTCGATATGGCTTACAGGCTTCCTTCCAGGAGTTGTAGGCTTTCCTGATGTCCGACCTTGATTTTTCTCGCATCGAAAAGCCTTTGTTTGGCTTGGCGTTATGCGGAGCGTCAAATGATCTTCCAGTAGAATCATCAACGATTTCATGAGTGAATTCGCTATTTTCCGACATATAGCTAGTGTCTTTGAGGCTGGTCTTAAAATCCGCCAGCATGTGATCGAAAGCATGCCCCCACTCGTGAGCTAGCGCCCCAACGCCACTCGCTCTGGTTAGATTGATAACCTTACTTCCAGGTTCGTAGTGTGCCGAAGCATTGCCTTTACCTCGAGCGCCGATCGCCAAACCGAGTTTACCGCCAAGGGAGAAGTCTTTCGGGTGTAAGCCAACAACGTCGGCCAGGTCTGTTATGGCCTCTACGACTTTGCCTGCATGGTGCTTTCGTTCGTCGTCGGTAACCGAATTGCCCCACTGAACCCCACGAATCTGGAGTTCGTCGACCATGTGCTTAACGGCCTTATTGGGGTCTGCCACGATCTTTGATACATCACGACCGCCCTCGCGCTTGGCATAGCTGACGTAGGCTTCAGACGGATCAAAACGACGCACTTTCTTTTTCTCAAGGCCGAAAACGTCAGTCATCGACTGCCCTTCGATCAAGTCCTGAGCGTGTCGCGTCAGATTACCCCAATATGCCCGCTTGGCCTCTATACTGCTCTTGGCGGCAGCGTCTAAGGACGTTCCGTATTTGCGCTCGACTTGCTTTACGAATTCGCCAAATCGGCCACCTACGCTTGTTTTGTTTCTGGAATATGGTGAAAGGTTGTTCGTAAAATCGATTAAGTCATTTGCTGTCTGGTTATATCTATCAGATACCGGAACCGTTGCATTTGGATCTGAAATTTTTTGCTCACGAAGTTTCTTTATTTTATCGGTTGCAAGTGCTTTCAGTTCGCTCATTGCACTCATTGATTCGACATCGCTGTACTTGCCGACAAGCTCTTCAGCTTTCGCCTTGAGATCCCGATATGCTTCGAGATATTCCTTGCGATTCTTTTCGGGTGTTCCGCTGCGAGTCCCAGGCTTGGGAGGAAATGCCTTAATCGCAAAGTGCATACACAAGCTTAAAAGCGGCTTCTCCTGCGCTTGTGCGACAAAATTCGTCGGCTCCAGCTTTAGCAGACTATCCCTGGTCACAAGCTTATCAGCGTTACCGTCCTTTTCAGCCTGCTCCAGCCCCTTCCAGGCGTTTACTTTGTGCCGCGCAGATCCCTTCAAGTCTTCCCCGGCATTGCCGACTTCAGAAGCTCTAGCGTAGATGTAGTCTTCATCGAGCTTCTTTTGGGCAGCCTTGGCCGCTTCGCGCGGAGTACCGCCAGAGTTGATTGTCTCGCCGAATAGCGATGCCGCCGACTTCGGTTCAGGCGCGGCGGCTGGAGCGATCGGCGATTTCGGCTCGCTCGCTGGCTTTTCCACTGGCTTTTCCACTGGCTTTTCGACCGGCTTAGCGGCTTGCTTCTTACGGCTTACCATTTGCCATTTGCCAGGCGAATGCTGGAAAATGCCGTACTCTCTCCCGTCAATGCCCTCCATGCCCTTAGCGATCCGAGATTGTACGAATTCGCTGGCTAACCCAGCGTGCATTGTGTCGTAAGTTCCATCAGATCCATCGCCGAGCTGATCGGCAGATACTCGGGCGATCCCGTCGCTTGGCGGTTGATCCGGCTGCTTTGGTTCGGCCTTTGGTGGCTCAGGCTGACTTGGCTTACTTTCCGGTTCGCTTGGTCCATACCCTGGCGGCGTCACGTCGGTAACCGTAGCGCCGAGATTTTTCGCGTCGTGGGCCTTGGCCATGCCCATTAGCTTATCGTAGTGAGCTTTGAACTCTGCCTTAGTTCCTTTCCAACCTGGATTTATTGGGGGGTATCCAGTTAGATCGACGTCATCATCTGAATTGGATGCCGATGGAGATGCTTCGGGCTCGTCAGTTTTTGGCTGGACCTCGTTCTCTTCGTAATCCAACGGAGTTGGGAACCAATCGTGAAAAACTTTTGTTACTAATCGCTCCTCCCTTGGATCAAGCGTTTTTTGTGCCAATCGAACCTGCTCATGCAATTCGCGATAGGTCGAGTCGTATTCCTCCGAGTCTCGCTTGCTTTCTAATTCCATGCCCTTTTTGCGGATTTCAGCCAAAAGATCGTTGATGGGCCGAGCAACCACTGTTTTTGCTTCTGGCTTTTGATTGGCTCCAGGTTTCGGCCGACTCACATCCGGATTGCCGCGACTTCCAAACGCTTCATCCAATGTCTTCCCAGCAAACCTACCGGTCAGCATTTTTCCATCGCCAGAAATTTTGACCGGATGACCGCCATGTTTCTTGCCGTCCGCGCCGGGCTCGCCGCCAATCGTGATCCACTTGGCATTACCGTCATCCCCAAATAACTCAGGCGACTTGCTCTTTTGCGCACGCCGAGCCATGTAGCGATCTAAAACGCCGTAGCCAGCGATCAATTCTGCTATATTCATCAACTATGCCCCTTGGCTTGTAACGCCGGTTTCTTTGTAATAATTCTCTAAAATCTGATCCTTCAGACTCTTTTCTTTCTTAGCCTGATCGATCGCCAAGGCCACCTGCGGATTGAAAAGCTGCTGCTCTTCATCGTTGGCCATAGAAATGCCGATAACGTCAGCAACGTCCGATGCCTTGATTCGCATCCCCATATCCCAAGCTTGCTTCAGACCCTGCATTTTCTTTTGGGCGTCTTCGCTTTCCGTATCAATCTTGAATCGAAGATAGTACATTGCCGAGCGAGGAAAATTCCAAAGCTGAATCGGCCTTAAAAAGTCCTCTGTAAGCGTCTCCTCTTGATTGATCGCGTCGTAGGTGACGATATCGGCAAACGTCGCCATGTGAGCATCGGCAACGCCAGATCCCAATCCAGTCGCATCGGCTTCGCTGGTTAGAGTCTGCCCGAGGATGTATCGCTTGATCTTGTGGCCGAAGAATTCTTTGATTACGGTTAGCATCGAATCGACGCCAGCCATGCCTGGTTCGATATGCTCGACGCCAAACATGTCGGCTTGCTCGCCCGCGTAGACTGGGCAGAGAACGACAGATCGACCGCCAGAGATGTATTCCTGGGCGGCCTTGCGAACCCGAGCTTCGGCAAGCTGATTACCTGCCGGAAATCGCCAGATCTCAACACCCATCGCCGACCGGTCGAGGTATTCCAATACCCGCTGGAGACATTCCGTCATGGCGTACCATGTCCAGTAGATGCGATCGCGGACGCCTACCCCGTGGATTCGACCCATCATTCGCGGCTCGTGAAACGGAGCGTCTTCGATCATGTGCTTATGCACCACAATCGTTTTTCGCTCTTGCGGGTCAAGCCAGTAGACCATCCCGTGATCGGTGTATTGAATATGCTCTCGCTGCTCGTCGTGTCGCAGGCGGCTTTCGGTTCTGTAATGGGCACCAACGCGGATTCCGACCTGACCGGCCTGGTAGGTGTGCGTTCCATCGTCATACCGAAAAACGAGCTTGTCGCCATGTCTTGGCTCGACGCGCCGAGCGAAGATCCGCTTCTTGCCGTCGATCCAGTCTGTGCCGTAGTTGATCGCCGCCGCGTACTTTCCATACCAGACGTTTTCCTGTAAAAATCGCCGCATTTCAGTAAATCGGCTGGTTCTCTTCAGGATTTTCGTTAGTTCTTCGGCCAGGATCTTTTGATCGTAAGACTGCGAATTTTCGGGCTCGATATGCCAGTTCAGGAGAGCGACAGACCGCTGGCGGCCTTCAAGCGATTCCATGATGCCGCAGTCCTTGCGCATTCGTTCGGCATTAGCCATCGAATTTAGCGTGGCTTCGTCGAGCGTCAGATAAGACTGGGACGTTATCCCAGTGCGACCTAGCGAAGTATAGGTGTGCGGAACGATATCTTGGCCGAAAAACGGCGGTGCCCCAGGGAATGCCCTTGCTGGGTCATAAGCACTCACGTCGAAGATTCGCGCTGGAATCTGAGAATTATCGGTCACTGGTGGCCCCTAGAGAAAGAGAACGGTTCAAGCCGACCATAACCGAAAGCAAAAAAAACTTCAAAGACTATTCGTCTGCGGCAGGATATTGCCGAAATTGGACGACATGGGCTTCCTCTTCGAGCAAATCGCCAAGCATTTCTTCCGGTTCGCCGTCTTCGGCTATCTTTCTTCCCTGGTAGATCTCGACGCGACCGCCAGAGCGAATCGAATTGAAAAGCGCCGTCAGAAACCGCTCTTCGATAAAACTATTAGACTGGATCGCCAGCGTCTGGATTCTTTTGCCGCTAACGTGGTGAATGACTTCCATATCCATTACGGCCTCCCTGTGTTTGGTCTACCGCGATTAGGTCCAGCGCGATTAGGCAGAAAGCTTCGCGGTGCCAGCGTAGATCGCCTATGCCCTGCCTTCGATAGTAGATCCCGCCGCATTTGCCTGCCGTAATCGGATACCGCTGGATTCTGAGACTTTTCGAGTCGACTAAGCGCCGACCATGTTTCGTTTGGTATCTTTGACGCAAAAGCGTTTACCTGATGCCGAGACCGAAACCCGGTTTGCGTAGCTTTACGCGGAACATATTCCCCCTGATTCTGAAGGAATTTATAGCGGTGCTGGTGCTGCCAAACCGTACCGCGAACCCTGAGATAATCCCAAACCGCTTTACCAGCGCTCGCATCGCTAGCCCGTGCGAATTCATGATATTTCGTTGTTGGAACGTCAAAATAAACGTAGGTCGAACCTGGCGACTGGGGACGATTACCGCCAGAAGTAGCTTCCGCTAAAAATGTAACGTACAGTAAGCCAGTGTTTGGGCTCCCTTCAGTTTCGAAGTAATAGCCCCAAACATTCGACGAGCTGACTTGCCGCATTCTATCCATCAGCCGATCGACAGCGCCCGCATCGTCGTAGCTCGCATCGCGACCGATCAGAGTTATTTCGTCGTAGACTTCCTGGACTTGCTGGATATCTCGCTGTTCTCTCGGCGTGATCCTGGGAGTCTGGGGAGCATGTCGTCGGTCGACCGGCTGGCCTTGCGGCGGTTCCCTGGTGGGTGGTGGAGCAAATGGGGGTGGTTGCGGTCCAGCGCCAGCCCTTTGCCCTGACGGCAAGACCGGAGGTTCTAAGGGGACACGACGGCCGTCCGGCAAGACTGGCGGCTCGACCACTGGCGGCTCAATAGTCGCCGTGATTGGCTTTCGCAATGACCGGCGCTCGAGAACACGCCGCACCGCTTTTCTTGCCAGGTCAAAAAGTTTCATTAGAGCCGTTCGATCCTGATTGGCAGGAAGATTCGAATTTTCAACAAAAATCCAGTGAAATGATTCCGAGTCAGCATTTCACCATCTGGCGGAAATGAATTCAACTTGAACACACCCAGGTAGAGTCGATACCAGCCCGGTGGGTAGCTAAAATCGCTGAAACTCTCGCAGACAAAATGGATCTTGCCAACTGACAAATCTCTAGGAAATTGCATTACATTGCCTCCAATCACTTACACAAACTGCCACAACGAGCGTAGCCGGCAATATCAGTCCAGTTATCGCGTTTTCGTTGATGCGTTTCGCGGCTGAGTTTCAACGCAATCATGAACATAGCGACTTCCCTAGCTTCAAACTCGACTCCCTTGATCGCCGACCACATCGCAGCCGTTCGCTGGAAATCCTGATCAGGCGGCCCATACGAGGCATTTCGATCGCCCTTAGTAATTCTCAAAGCCTCTTCTAGCACGTCTTCCGGTTCGGAGTATTGGTATTCAACTTGGAGCCCGAGCCATTCCGCCAAGGCTTTCTCGGCTTTCGCGCCCCTGGAGTTCTCCCAGCCATTCAGCATGTAAATGGCATCGCATTTCTTCAGCGCCGCAACATCGCGATCGATCGCTTCATTGAGCGAAAAGCCGATTATGTCCAGATCCATCCAGTCGTAGTCGTCTGGGAGTAAGATAGGATCAAACCCAGCTTCCCGATCTAGGTTAGCCGGAGAGATTACATTGAACCCCCTGTCTTTCAAGAAAGATTCTGCCTGGTCGAACGCAGGAAAATTGAATCTCTTGATCCCGCGCATTGGTCCAGCAATGTAAACAGTTTTCACCTAAGAGCCTCCACAAATGGTTCAAGTAGCGATTGTCCGTCGATAATAGGCACGTTGATATGCAAAAAATCTCCGTTAGATCGAACAAGCTGAAGCCCGTAGCCGTGGGTCCAGTCGGTTGGCGAAGTGTGCTGCCAAAGAGGCTGAAGCTTGCACAAGCAGCCTGGGCACCAGCCGCCAATCGCGCCGTCTCGGACTGTTCTAATCAGGTAACTATCAGCCCTATGGGTATGCCCATGGACCACATTTCCGCCAAATTTTCTAACGTGCGCACTAGCAGCGTGCGAACTCGTGTAGCTTCCGTGCGTGAAATAGCAATTTCCCGATTTAATCGTCCCTGGTATCGGCAGATCGTCGTAGAAAACGCCCTGTCTGATCCAGCGCATTCCCCGCTTCTCAATGCCTAACACCGAATCCGCCGAAAACATTTTTCGCAAAAATTCGCCGTCAGCCTGCGATTTTAATACCTGCGTGACGATCCAAGATTCTATTCGTCGCTCGTGATTGCCTTCGATGTAAATATGGTCAGCATTACATCGGCTCATAACAGCATCTAAAAGCTGATTCGTCGCCGACACGTCATTTTCAAACGTGTATTCGGTTTGCGCAACGTAGCCTAGTGTGTGATGTTGAGCCAGGAATCCGCCGCACTCCAAATGATCGCCGATCCAAATAACTTCAGCCGGTTTGATGATTTCGGTATCAGCCAGCATCGCGGATATTGCCGCAGGATCGCAGCCGCTACCATGCGTGTCTGGAATAACCAGACGGCAATGGCTTCCGCCTTTAGTTGTCTTCCGCTTACCAATGGATAGCTTGAATTTCGCCGATCGCATTCGATCAATTTGGTCGGCCTGCTTGCGAACTAGCTCGCGAAGCGTTGCAATCTCGGATCTTTCCTTGGCAGAAGCTATCGCCGATTTTGCTGTCCTATTCATCGCAGAGCGCCTTCATGTGATCGACAACGCATCGAGGCAATACGTTGAGCGAAAATTCTTTGATGAAAAATTTCGCCAGCGAAGTAACGGAAGGATAAAGACGATTGATTTCGCTCCCGGCGATTCCGCGTTCCTTCCAGATTTCTTTCATTTCGCTCAGGTCTTCGCTTGCAATCGCGACCCACCAGCCGCGATTCTTTTGATCCTTCGGTGCTGATTCAATCAGTCTTTGCCGTAGGCTAGATGCTGTTGCTTTCTTCCTGTTCAACTGTTCACCTCGTCGCAGAATGATTCGTAAATAGCCCAGGTTTTCTGCCAAGCATTCCAAAACGCTGGGCCGTGTGGTTGATCGGGTGGGTCTAGGTGCCACGAAATAGCGTGTGCTACCTCGTGAGATAACCAAGTCGCTTGGTCGCTGGCGTTTTCGTCGATCTCGATAAAAAAGACACCATCCTTGAAGCGAAGGCTTGTTAGCCCGAGATTTTGACTTAGCGGCTTTCGATGAACTCGAAATTTAAGACCTGGAAATTCCTTGCGATATCGAGCGGCTAATTTTTTGAGCAAATCCATTCTTCACCGCCAAGGGTAATGCTCTCGATAAACTACCGATTGGCCGACTCCATTCAGCCAACCGGCTCCCAGTGTTCTGATTTCAAAATGTCTCCAACTTAACCATACGTAGATGGTTTTTGATCTTTTCGTATTATTGGCCTTGGCAGCCTGCTGCTAACGACTCTCGGCCAGTAAACTCGCAAGACGAGCAAGACCGGCATCGTAAGAATCAGGCTGGTAATGATGATCCAGACTATGAACATTCAACTAATCGGCGGTGGTGATCGAAGCTAGGAAGTCCAGGATCTCAGCATTCAGCGTGTCGCCAATTCCCTTGATCGGAACTAGCGATCCGTTCTCGGCGATGTATTTCTTGACGTCCTCGATCGTGTTCAGGCCGGCACGAATCAAAATTTTTGCGCCAGGGATATTCGTCGATGCCAGGCCGGTTTCCGTTGTGTCCGACGACGAATTAGATTCATCTAACGCCGAATCTAATTCGTCGTTAGGCTGGCTGGCTTGATCCAGCAAAACATTGACATTTTGATCACTAACCGCCGAATCTTCATTTTGAGATTCGTCGTTTTCGTCGTTTTCGTCGTTCTCCATGATGAATTCGCTTGGACCCAAGCCGGTAACGGTCCCGTTGTCAGGCGATACAGCAAACACCTCTTCGATGACGAATCCATGGCGCGCCGCCGAATCTTCTGTATACCGCTCTGGTAATCGATCTGGCCAGCAGACGCAAATCTGATCGAGACCGCCATATTCAATCGCGAAACCGTAGCCAACCAAATTGTTGACGTCGGTGACTCTCAATAGTGTTCCACGTAATCGGAATTTTGATTCCAAGGTAAGTTCTCCCATTTGTTAGGTTTGTGAAGTGAACTGGAAAGAGCCGCAAGAGCGCCAAAGCGATCCCCGGTGTGCGGTGATTGAAGACTGATCCGACCAATAGGCCCAGGGTCAATCGTGACAGTGCTAGCAAGCTTATTGAACGCTCCAGAGCTGGCGTCCACCTGATCGCAGTATTTCCATTCAGGAAATGCGGTCAACTCAGAAATATAATCTTCAGTCCACGGAGCCCGTAGAACGTGAACCATTCCAGCTTCTGCTTGGGCAGCAAACGGCATCGCGCGAACGACCTTCGCTTCACCAGGTAGGCTTTCACCGTCGACAATGCGAAAACGTCGACCGGACACAATATCACGAAAGACGCTATAGCCTGGCAGACGCTGAACCATCTGCGCCGCGACTTCCTTACCGGCCGAGCCACCTTCTTGCTCGAAATAAGTAATGACATGCCCGCCGTACTTGCGGCCATCACTGGCAGTTACTTGATCGATAATCTTGTTTCTCTCGAGCGCGCCCCATCGCCCGCGAACCACGCTTTCGACATAAAGCCGCCCATCGAGATCCCGAGCCATCAGGACGCCCGCCGTATAGCAACCGCTATCCGGGCTAGCTGCGTTATCCCAGTAGCGAACCCGCAAAGCTTCCCTTGGCACCGAATCGACCAAATGAAACCATTCACGCCGAAACAGGAGCCCCGATATCTCAACGAATTCGCCTTCCAACTCTTGAGCCGCCAGCATCGTGCCGTAATCGCTGCGAATCGTTTCGTAGAAATCCGGAGGTAAAAACGGATTATCCTTGGTACTTGCGCGGACCAAATGCGTACCCGGCCGACGAACATAAGCCCGCCCGTTGATATGTTCCACCTGCCCAGACTCGGCCTTTTCGATCAAGGCCCTCCGAGCCTCTTCGCTCATTCCTTCGCCAAGGCTAGCGCCATCGCCGCCAAGGATTGACTCCACTGGCAGGTAAACCCGCTCGAACGTCCAATGCCGCGTGCCCTTGGGTGTGGCGGTGATCAAGATCGGACCCATTTTCCCGCGCCATCGAAGTGTCGGCCGTATCAGATCGTAAACGTCTTTCCGCATTACAGTGGCTTCGTCCAGCCACGCTCCAGCGTAGTTACCACCGCGAAGCTTCTCGGGTTTCTCGCCAGATCGAAAGACAAGCGAAGCTTTTCCACCGTCCATCGTTCGGAAGACAACCCGAGGAAATGGCGATCGAACGTCGCTGATGTATTGCCCGGTTTTCTTAGTGAAGTCGATGAACGTCGGAAATGACGTTTCGATCGCAACGCCATAGTCAGGCGCGACGCAGACCCACGATTCGTCGGTATGAGCATCCAGAGCGACTGTAGACGCTCCGATATACGTTTTCCCGGTCCCGCGCCCAGCGATGAACGCGCGAAGCTTCGAGTCCGACTGCCGGAACTCAGCTTGCTTTCCGTAGATCGGTAATGCCTGGCACTTGGTTGCAATCATCAAATCAACGTAGAAGCGTTTCCAAAATGTATCTACGCTAATTTTCGTTAAGCCCACAAATCACAACGTTTTTAACACTCAGGAAAGGCAGAAGCCAAAAATGGCAAAATTAGTAAACAACCGCGAGATTCGACAAGTGTTCATGGTTGCCGAAAACGAGCAATTGAAGTTTAACGCTACCAATGGCCCGCTGATCCATTGGAACGGATACGACGTGAAGGCTATCAGTGAAGAACTTTTCAATGCGTTGGTGAATTTGTGCAAGCTTTCAGCCACCGCCAGCGAAGACGTCCATGCGGAATCTCAAGAGGCAATTCTTGCGATCGATGAATTCGCGAAGTCATTTTCAGACTTCCAGACTCGGAGCGCCGCATACGATGTGACATGCCATCCATCAGGGACGCAGGAAATGTGGAACGCTTTTTACCTAGTCCGTAGGGCGATCTTCGAGCCGAGGGAATTTCGACCAATCGAGTCCATTGACGTACTTTTGCACAGGCAAGGCGTGTCGCTCCAGCAGATCGCATTGATGTATGGTTTTGTGACCGCAGACGGATCGCGCGAAATCCACAAGGTTGAAGAGGAACTAGCCGAGCCAGGTAAGCATACTGGCGGTGATTGGCTACCGCCTGACGAACGAAAATACCGCGACGAACTCGCTAAGCGATGGTCAAAGCGAACCCCCAACCATGAATTCTTGGAATTTGGCGAAGAGCCCAAAGGCCGCGATCGCAAACGACCAGAAGCGCCCGAGTCGCTAGAAACCCTGATTTTGCAGCGTGTTTCCGTCGACCAGATCGCCGACATGAAGCCAAGCTTAACACGCGAAGAGATCGAACTGAAGGCAGCAGAAATGGGCGTCAACCTGCCCGGCGCCCAGTGGCATCGCCCTAGCGCCGCAGCCGCCGAGCAGGCCGAGAGCGGAGTGAGAATCCCGCCAGCAGGAGCAGCCGAATCGCCCGAACAGTCCGACAATGCGGGCTCGACAAAAGAGGTTGCCGCCTTCGTTCGCAATCTCAAGAACCAAAACAAATCCGCCGATGAGATCGCTGCTAAGGTGGCAAAGAAATTTCCCGGCGTCGATGTGTCCGGAATTTTAGGATAATTGCCGACAACGCAACATGCCTAAAGAATCGCCTGGCTTTATAACACGCAACAAGAACACCGCGCTAGCCAGGTACAACGAATGGAAGAGTACCGAAGCGCTTGCTGTAGCCCAGCAGGTCGCTTCGCTTTACCTCCAAGGGTGGTCGATCAAGCGAATCGCTGAGAGCCTACAGCTAGCAAGCTCTACAGTCAGTAAGTCGATCAGGAAAGCCAAGGACATCTGGCTGCGAGCCACCAAAGACGACTACGGCGCCCACGTCGCCAATGAACTGGCAAGAATCGCTACGGTTGAGACTGAAGCTTGGGAAGCCTGGCAGAACTCGAAGAAAGATCAAAAATCCCTATCAGTAACCACCGGCAAATTCCCTAGCAAAACTCGATCGCGACATAACAGCAACGGCGATCCGAGATTCTTGGCAGTCATACAAAAATGCACCGATCAGCGAATGCGACTGCTTGGCCTTGGCGATCCGCAGGATGGCTCAGCCAGCAATCAGAATCCGCAAGTGGTCGAGGTTGTCATCCACACCAGAGCCGAGAAGGATGAATTCGATCGAATCATGCCATATTCGCAGTTTCGCCAGCATCAGCAGCCACTGACGCTAGAGGGTGAAGTTGTGAAGACCGACGAAAATTAAAGCTGCACGGCGCAGGCTGTAACGTTGTTCGGGACATATCGACAAGTCCCGACAATTCCTAAATTCTCGCTTTCATCCATCCATCGAGTCGATAGCCAGGTCAACGATTCTGCGAGCCATCGCTTTACTTGTTCCGAGTCTCATGTATCTTCTCACTGCTTTGATCAGGTTGTCTTCTGCACGCTCCAGCTTTGCTCGATCTTCTAAAATTTCTGGATCAATTTCGCGATTCTGCATTTCCCGAAGCCTCCAGTTGTTCAACCGATGCTCGGCGACTTCATCGAGGCTAAAAACACGCCGAGTTAGCTCAATTCCTGTTTTCATTTTGTAATCTTGCTCCGCTGGTTTTCCCAGTCTTAGATACCCTAAATTCCTTCGGCACATACTCGGGCATACGCCTGAGCTTCCATTGTATTTCCTTGGTGATCCTACCGCCAAGGGATTCGATCAACCTCCCGAGATCCGCAAACGTCGCGTCCTGCTCATGCCACAACGGCAGCCCGCGCTCGAGTCTCTGCCGGAGGACTTCAACCTTCTCTGGCGTCCCTGCAATCTCCTGAGTTGGCAGGAAATCTTTTTTCAGGTCCATCGCCGCGCCGGGCTCCCAGTCTACTAGATCATGCGATCCATTCGCACCGATCAGATCAAAAAACGAATTCAATTTTTTATCGATCCCCACAAGCCTGGATGGCCTGTATGTCAGATCCGCCGCATCGACCATCTTGACGACCGGATACATCGACGACCTATGCTTGTGGTTCCCAATCAAAACCCTGTTGGGCTCGACTGTGCGATTGACCATTAACACCACGATTCTTTTGTCCTGATGGTATAGCTCGTCCCCAACGTGTACCGGTATGGACTTCCTTTTCGCTTTTTTCATTTTTTTTCGTCGCTTGAGAAATTTGGACTAACACAGGAAATTTTGCAACAACCTGAGCGTCTATGCTCGAACGACAACACCAGCACTGGTAGGCGATCCCACCATCCCTGCTGCAATACTCAACAAACCACCTCGAACCGCACTGGCCACATATCGGGGCCATAGCCGTTAGCGTAGCACGAGTCTCCGGATAGTCGACTGAAACTGCGCCCATGTCGATCGGCGCAATTCTGCGAGCCTCTATCGCTTGCTTAGGACCATCCCGAGTAGTTCGCCTGACCATCCACCGCGCAGCCGGCGGATCGCAATGCAGGCACCGCCAGGGGGCAGACTCGGAGGAAGGACCGCCAGGAGTAAGCATCTCCCAGCCCTCGGCACTTCCGCACTTCTCGCAAGTAAAGATCCCATCCCTATCGCTATCGCTGTCGATTTTCGGTTCCAGCTTTTTAGGATCTTTTTTTATGTCGTAAAATTTTGCTGAATCGAACTTTCCGACTAGGCCGCTTAGGAACGACATAATTTTTTCTCCAAAAAAATAAAATCGAGTTTTTAGCTTAAAATTCGAATGGATTCGATATCTGCCAAAATGGATTCGATGTTTTTAGGTATCGAAGCCATGTTTCACCCAATGAATCATTGAGGAAATGCGCCTTTGGCGTCGATGGATTCGATACTTTGACATTCCTCTTATATGTATGAAGCATTACTACTCACCTATTGTATTTTTATTTATTTATTTTTTATTTTTTTAATTTTTTATACTCTTACCTTCTACTACTCTCTCTACATGTAGAATAGTAAGAATATCGAATCCATCGAAGCCAAGGGCGCATTTTCCCAATGAAAATAAGGGTAAACTCTTGGCGTCGATATTTTTTCTATCGAGTCCATATCGAATCCATCGACGCCATATCGAGTCCATGATTTTTACTCCGACTGCAAATATTTTTTTATTTCGATCAAAAAATTTTTTCATTGTCAAAAAACTTCGCTATGCCCGTTTTTTACATTTACGCCGACGAAAATTTTATTTCTTGATCCGTAATTTAATCTTCGTGTTTTTAGGTTTGGAATTACGTTTCTTAGCCTTCGGGCAAATAACTGAACTGAATCTTTTTCGTGAATACCATTAGCTGAACACCATCGCTTCCAAAAGTTAAACATTTCGATGACTTCGATTTCTGACGCTGGATCGCGATTACATTCTTCTTCGAGGAACACCGACATTGGGCTAGCCACAGCCTTAAACGCTTCGATGACTTCCTGGCTGCTCTCGGGCTGTTCTATCCTCCCAGCGTCCACGAGCATTTTTAGACCGCCAAGAGCGTACAGAAACACGCCTGGCAACTCTGCTAGGATCTTGTCGCCAAGTTTGAGATCCTCTTTCCCTAGATAGCTGTTGCCCATGACTAGGATTAGGCATCGACTCACCAGCGCCGAGGAATCATCATTCAGCTTCGGTATTTGATTGGTGAATAGCATGAATCGAAGGTTCAGCTTCACCGAGCTGATTGGATTCATGAACTTACGATGGATATCTTGAGCGTCTTCCCCGACTATCGAGATCAGCCGTTCAGTGATAATGGTTGCGTCTACGCTACTTGGCAGCCTGGCTTCATTGATGATCGCCAGCGATTTTCCAAGCCAAGAGTGCATTTCGAATTTATCTGCCATACTCGCTAGGGTCGGATTGACTACGGTTTGGGCACCCCCGAGCAAAGCTTTCAACGTCCTGGAGATCGTTCCCTTACCAGATCGCGGAGGCCCGATAACCATCATCATTTTTTGCAGATCAGTTCGCTGCGTCAGGCAGTAGCCGAACCACATTTGCAAGGCTCGCAGTGATCCTTGATCGCCGTCGAATACTTGGCTGAGGAACTCCATCCATCTTGGACATTTAGCTTCAGGATCGAAGTCGAAAGGCAGCTTGACCGTAGAGAACCAGTCTGACGTATGTGGCATTAAGCAATCTTCTGGCTCGCCGCCTTGGAATAGCTTATCGATATCGAGGACGCCATTTTCCATCGATACTAGTTGACGCTTTGACTTGTCAGGCAGCCAGCATGGCATTTCTACGCTTCCGCTTAGCAGGCTCTTTGTCTCCATAGCTTTGATAGTGTTCTTAACGAGCTGCTCCGTTACTTTGGTAATTGGCTTTTGCTTGATTTCCTTTCCAGTTGCCTCCTGTTCGGCGATTCGTTCCGCTTCGCTTTCGCGCCACTGGTCTTCGAGATACTTGCGAATAGAACCATTTAGTTTGGCTTTTAACTCGAATTCTTCGATTTTTCGATACTGACCATCCCGATATCGCCACCACTCGCCAGTCCAAAACTTCAGTCCGCCATCGTATTCTTTGGCGTAGGACTCCAAATTCATTCGAGCTAGTCGATGCGGATCGTCGATCGCCTCGAATATTTCTGGATCGGAGTCAGGTGGTGTCAGTTCATTCTTGATCCCCGTATGGGTTTCGTATGGGTTTTGTAGGGTTTCGGAAGGTGATTCGCTTAGATCAATCACCGGTTGACCCTGAGCATACAAAAGCAACGATAGATAACTGTGAGCCCGAGCTTTCTCCAGCTCGAACCCGATCCCCATATATTTTGTAAGCATTGCCTCCAAAAAGTCTTCCAGGTCTTCGCCCTTGCTTTCGGATATCTCGGCCGGCAAGACGACGTTCCGGCATTCGTCGGCATACTTCGCGATGACTGGAGCCCAGCCAGGCCGCGATCGACCATTGCCGTTGACTACCTCGAGCGCTCCAGCTTGGCCCGGTTGGTCGCAGTCGTGAACGACGTAGACGATCTTTCCGCGAAACTGCTCTAGCAGCCATTCTTTGGTTTGGCCGGTAGCATCGATGCTGAGCGGATTTTCGCCAGCGCCGTGCTTGTTGGTCCATCCGTAATGCTCATGCGGATAGATTCTCTTCAGGTCGATCATGCAGGAAGCCAGAGCAGCCAGGTCCATCAAGCCTTCGGTCTTCCAGACTACTGGTAGATCGAGCAGGGCAAAATGATCGGCGTCAATTTCTTCGATGATCTGAATATTGCTAAGATCCATTTCAAACGTCCTGCTATTAAAAGATTAAGCCAAAACCATATTGCCGCTCTCATCGCGAATTACGCCAACGCTAACACTTTCAAGCCATCGCGATCGGTTACTTGTGAATAGGTACATTGCAATTCCACCATCGCCAATGTTTCGGAATTCATGAATAAACCCATCGATTCCGATTAGGAATCGACCCCAACCATCAATTTGGAACGTCAGCGTCTCTTTCGATACGTCGATTAGTAGCACTCGATTAGCGCCAAAAAGCTGGTTAATTCTGTTGAATTGAGCAATCATCTCTTTTCCTTCTGTATTGAAAAACGTAAGCATCGCGATCGTTCTCGGTAAATGGGCTCTTCAGAACTCGAATAGCCCTCATGCCTGTAGACCGAAAAAACAATTGAGCCGCCAAATTGGTCTCGACAACATCTAGCAAAATCCTGTTGCGGCGATCGTTTAGTCGCCGAATCAGGCAGTCCATCATGGCGGTTCCGACTCGCATTCTTCTGACTGGAGTGTCCACCGCAAAATCGATCAAAACAGTTTGATTTTTATGCAGCTCATACAGCATGAATCCAGCGATCTTTCCATTCATTTCAGCAACGGTTCCAATGCAATGTTGTTGCCTAAGAAAGACGCGAAAATCGGATTCTTCCCAGGGATAAGAGAAGCAACCTCGCTCGATCCTTAAAACCTCTGAGAGATCGCGAACTTTCATGAAACGTAGATTGATCGGGAAATAATTTCTAACGGTTTTCATTTTTCGTCGCTCCAAAACCTACTCCAATCGCCTTAACTTTTAATTGCTCGTAACTTCCGTCAGCTTGCTTCGCGCCTGGTAGCGTTCGCTCTTTAAGGTTGTAGAGGAAATAGCCGATCGGCTTTCCTTCGCAGTCCACGCTTGGGACGGCCAGTACGGTGTATCGCTTCTTGCCTGGCTGATAGTAGGCGACGAACGCGCCTAAGACTCGCAGAGACTCAGGAGTGATCAGAGATCCAGATCGCCGCTTAGCGCACCACCAGGCGACGAGCTGTTGATTCCAGCCACCAGGGAAGGGTGTAATCTGCTCTTGGATTTTCTTCAGTTCTGACTTGGCCTTTTCGACCTGCTTTCTCCGGAGTTCGTCGGATGAATGCGAATGTCCGTTGACTCCGATAGAGCCATTCAGGGTGCCATTCCCTGGCGGTTTAGCCTTCGAGTGACCATTGCGACTTGGGCCGAGACCTAAATAGTCGCCGATCTTGCGAATCGCCTCACCCTGCTTGATGCCTAGATACCAGCAGATTACATCGATTCCATCGCCCAGGCCCTTACCGCATTGATTGCAGATAATCGAGCCGT